ATTCCCCCGCAAAAAGCGGCCTGCGCGCTTTGGTGAACACCGATAAGGAAGTATCAAAATCATACTAACTTAACGGCTGACAAACAGGGTTGCTAAAAAACCGGCGTGTTATTTCGCAATGAAATGGCACGCCGGTTCCTTTTCTTTTTAGGCTGTTCAAAGAATTTATTTTAAAACACAAACACTCGAAATTTGGCGGATTTACGACTCGAGTATAAAGGTGTAAAATAATAGTGACTATAATTTTGATTTTCTGCAAAAGGAGATGATAATATTGCTAAGAATTGACAAAGCTATTTTGGACACAAGTGGCGTGATTTGTAAATGTTCCAAGGTTATCACAAATGAGCCTAAAAAATAGCCGCCCTGCTGTCCTGCGAGAAGCGTCCGGCGCAAAAGCCGAGTATCTGGTATGCGCGGGAAATCATCCCCGCCGCCGTGTCGAGCTTGTCCCGCGCCTCCGGGTCTGAAACGGCCTGCAGCGCAGCTCTGAACTGGGCCTCCGCCTCCTCTACCTCCGGCACGTCGAAGCGTTCGACCAGCTCCTCCGCCATCGGTGAGGTGGCAAGGTTGCGGAGCTGCCGGGTTTCCCGTTCCCACGCCTGCTGCGGGGTGAGGGGTTTCGGCTGCGTTCTGGCAAACCAATCGGCATAAAAGTTGCTCATTCGTGTGTCCTCCTGTCGGGTTTTCTTTTCTGGGTTTTCTTTATTCCCTCTACTCTCCTATCCTTTTCTTTACTATACTATACTTTGCGGCTTTCCGATGCCGTAAATCCCGCTGCCATGCTTTTTCCGCTGGTAGCTCCGACGGATACGGGGTTTCCGGGTCGTTTTCTCCCCGGAAACATCTGCCGGGCCGTCATTTTCTCCACCGAAACATCGAATGTGAAAATCCCGCTTTTCGATTTTATTTTCCACTTTCGCGCCCCCTTTTCCGGGGGTGTATTTTTTATTCCGTTTCAATCCGTATGTATTCGTGGGTTTTCGGGCCGGAAAGTCCCGGATAGGTCATGCCTCCTCTGCGAGCCGCCTATGCGGGTCGAACTCTTGGCCGCGTTTCTTCCCTGCGAAAAAGGCCGAGGCTGATAAGTCCTCCTCCGCGCTCGCGGCGAACGGTTGATGTCCGAGGTGCTGGGCGGCCTCCTCAACCTCCTGCGGCATCACGAGGACGAGGCCCCATTCCTCTTTGTGCTCCTCCTCCTGCCTGCTGAACGCCTCCGAGCATCCGTAGACGAAGCCGTAGCCGAAGCTGTCGCGCCTCCTCTTGGTGAACGCGGGAGGGAGGTCGAGGTCGCAGCACTCCTCTTTGATGCGCTTGATTTCGGCCAGTACGCAGTCCACCGCGTACTTGAAAATCTCCACGCATAGCTCCACGTCGTCCTCAAGTCCGATGAAGCCAATACCCTGCGTCTGCTGGCCCTTGCCATGCACCCTGTACCCCTTGCAGCAGTAGTTCTCGCCGATTACGGCGGAGAGGTTGATTATCCACGGATTTTTCCGCTTGCTGCAGGTGATGTCCGTCCGAATGTCTTTGACCTGCTGTTTCTCCGCGTCGCGCAGCTCCTCCTCGGTGAGCTTGTGCTCTGCCATGAGCTGCCGGGCCTTGAGGAGAGCCGCCTTTGCCTCGTGCTCCTCCGGGCTTTTCGCCAGCGCGAGGAGCTTTCTGATTTTGTCCTTGAGGTCTGCCCCTTTACCCATGTCCTACCTCCCTCCGGGCCTGCTCGATGCACTGCTCAAGGCGCGTCGCCCTGCATACCCTGTTGACGTTGGTCTTGTAGAAGCAGTAGCCGTCAAATACCCAGCGGCCCTCCGCCTCCCGGTGGAATGTGGTATACGTCGGTCTGTACCCGCCGCCATGCTCGTCGTCCGCCTCATGGCTGTAAGGCTCTCCGGCCTGTGTGCAGAACGAGAGGGTTAGCACGGGCGGGACGCTGTTGATGAAGTGCTCCACCACCGCGTCGTCCACCTCGTCGCCGGGGAAACAGTAGTCCTCAAACGTCCGCAGGCCGCTCTCCTCCCATCCCTTGTAGGTCTTGACCGGGTAGCGGTCGAGGATGCGCCTGCGCTCCTCCTGCACCGTTTCGAGGATTGCGAGCCGCTGCTCCGGGGTGAGCTTCACGTCGTCCCCGTTCCCGCAGGGGAATGCCCGGATGCCGGACAGCAGCAGGTCAACGTCCACCACGCAGGTCGTGATGTACTGGCCTCTGCGCTGAATATCCCACGCGACGGCCTCTCTGCCGTTCCGTGAGCCGCGAGTGTAGGTGTAAGGTGTCATTTACTATCCCCTCCCATAATGGCATTGTGGGCCATTGTGATGCCCCTGTTGAGCCTTTCGTCCGCGACGACCTCCTCCGCCGTGTAGCCGAGGGTCATAAGAGCCTCCGTCGTGTCCCCAGTGTAGCTGTACTCGTGATTTTCCAGCTCCGCAAGGAACATTTCGTAGATGAAGCCCTCCCCGGTCTTATCCTCGTCGATGGCCGCCTGCAGCTCCGCCTCGTGCTTATCCAGTGTGTCACGGAGGAGCTTGTGGTGCTTTTTCTGAATGAAGCCGCCTCCGGGGAGCTTGTAAATCTTGCCGAGGTCTTTCTCCGGGTCAAGGCCCCAGCCGCGCATCATTTCGCTGAACTGCGCGTCACTAAAGGCGAAGCCCAGCGGGAGGGCATTGAACTCCTCCTGCTGCCGCTGCCTCATTTCCGTGTACCTGTTCTTCATGTGCTCTCCTCCTGCTCTTTCTTGAAGTAATACGGGATGCCAGCTTGGAATGGGTAGAGGGTGAAATCCTCGTCGCTCCACTTCCGCATTGCGTGGCCGCCCTTGTCTTTCCTGATTACCACCCGCTTGGATTTTTTGAAAAGCGTTTCGATATGTACCGCGCTGTATCTGCTCTGGAAGTCTACCAGCCGGAAGATATAGGCTTTCTCCGTTTCCTTGACTTCCATCCGAACTGTGTAGCTGTCGAGCCAGTTGTCGGTGTTCTCCGCTCTGTAGATGCCCTGCTTGAGCATATTGTCCTCCTTTCAGCATCCGTACTTGCCGAGCGTGGCCTCCTGCGCGGTGGTGAGGATTTCATCCAGCTCCGCGCTGCCGTCCACCCGGATTGTCCAGTGGCGGTTATATCCGATGAAGTGCCGCAGCAGGTGCAGCAGGCCGGGGTCAAACTCGTCCACCCACATCGAGAAGCTGGGGTAGTCCATGCCCTCCGCCTTTTCGACCTCGTAGTAGTGCTGCCGCACCGCCTCTCTCCGGGCCGTCAGCTCCGGGTCGAATGTGAACTCGTCCCCGTAGTAGTAACCGTCCGGCCCTTGGCAGCTCCTCCGCGAGGGGAACACCCGGTAGCCGCCGAGGTCTGGCACGACCTTGATGGCCTCAAAGTCTGCGCCGAGGCTGTTCACGAAGCGGAGGATTTCCGCCTCCGTATACTCGAAATGGACGTTGTTCTCGACGGAGCCGTTCCCGGTGCCCGGCAGCCGGACGCGGTGCTTATTGCAGTCGTCATTATCCCGGTCGTCGGTGATGTAGTAGCAGCTATCGACGAAGCCCGTGTACCGCCACTTGTATACCGAGGTGCTGTGCTTTGTCCTCTCCCCGCCGAGGATTTCGAGATAGACCGCCCTCCCGTCTTTGAGGTGGAACGCCGTCCGAATGCGGCAGTTGCCGACGGTGGCCTTGCTGATGTCCGCGCCGCCCCATCCTGCGCCCTCAAAATAAAGTGTCTTGACCTGTTTCATGTTCTCATTCCTCCATTGTAGTCAGTCGTATAAAGCCTGCGGCATAGTCGCAGATGCGCGTCGGGTGGAGCGTGTCGTCCTGTATGGCCGCCCGGTCAACGCCGCTGGGCAGCCTGTTCGTCCAGAGCGCGAGCACGGTCTGCGCCCACCAGAGGCCCCAGCCGTCCAGCCGTTCCTTGCGCTTGTAGAGCGTCGAAGCTGTGCAAATCGCAACGGGGACGCGCCCGTGTTCCGTTATGGCCGCGTCGTAGCCGCCGCGAGCAACCTCCGGGGAGGATAGGGCCTTTCTCGCCGCCTCCACCTGCTTCATAAAGGCAAATCTTGCCTCCCGGCTGCCGTCGCCGTTCGCGGTCTTTTTGACCTCACGGGCGAATGTGTCGTCGAGCTTCATCACCAGTCGTCCTCCTCGTTCTCGTCGTCCGTGTCCTCCTCCGGGTCACGGTAGCTCCACATATCCTCTGCGTTCTCCTCCGTCCGCAGCTCCGGGTGCTCCTCCAACCAGTCGAGCACCGCCTGCTCAAGGGCCGCGAGGCCCTTGTCGTACCGCTCGTCGTAAGCGTCGCCCCAAATCGCGTCGATGGCCGCGTTGACCGCCTCTCCGCATTTCGCGCTAAGATACCGGGCTGCCGGGTTGCAGGTTTCTTTCCCGTAGCCCACGCCAATGTGGTCGCCGTCGTTCCAGTTGCGGTAGCCGATGCGGGTGATGGCCCGGACGATTTCCCCGGCCACGGTGTCCGCCTTGCCGCTCGCGGGCACCAGCTCCTCGAAAAGAGCGTTGAGCTTTTTCTCTACTGTCGTCGTCATGGTCGTTTCTCCTTTCATCAGTGGCGCGGCCTGTAAAGGTCTTGCCGTTTTCTCCGTGGGTTTCTGTTGCAGTCCCAGCAGCAATCCATGCTGCGGTCTGCCTCCTCGTTCATGCACCCGGCGCAGGGGTGCTGCGCCGCCTCCGTCAGCTCGTAGGCCCTCGCGTCCTCCGGGGTGAGGGGCTGCTCGTAGTCGATGCTTCCCCACGCCTCCCGGCCAATCTCCTCGATGTACGCCCGTCTGTCGTAGTTGGTGATGTCCTCCACCCGGTTTCCGGCGGGGCGGGGGAATGCCCCCGGCCCCAGAGGACGCTGTGTGCTGTAATACCTGTAGCTCATGCCTTTACCTCCTCGTCTTGTATGAATGCCTTTGCAACAGAGAGGCATTCGTTATAGCTCGTAAACCAGCCCGTGAGTTGTTCGTCGCTCTCCGGGCGAACAGATACCGTCCTCGTTCGTTTTTCGATGCGGTAGAGCTTTCCTCCGTGCTGGACACCCAGCAGCTCCCGGTCGTTGACGATGATGCTCCCGCTCCCCATCCGCACGTCCCAATCAGAGAGGCCCGTGATGCCGCTGACGTACTTATAGGCTTGCTTTCGCGTCCGAAACTGCCGCACCGCTCTGAAATGGCACTTGCGAAACAGCGCGTATTCGTAGGCCTCGTGCCCGTAGATGTTGTTTCCGATTGCCCTGTCTTGGATGTAGTAATCCTTGTAGGCCGGGCAGCTTGCGGGAGTGCGCCTTGAGAATACTATCTGTTCCATAGCGTCGCCTCCCCGCATCAGAACTGGCCGATGTGAACGAGCCGCCTCCCCCGGAACGTGATGCAGGCGCACCGCTCGCGGGTGAATATGGTGAGTTTTGTCCTCCGGCCCCCGATGTTGATGGAGCCGTTGTTCCGGCTGTATCGAATGAGTTTCATGGCGGTATCCTTTCTGCCCTCGTGACCTCCGGGGTGGGACTTCATCAGTAGATATTGTGCGCGGTGGCTGCCATGTTGCGGATTGTGATGCCGATGGCCTCCTCGATGGTCTTGCAGTCGTCCCAGCGTTGAGGGCCTACGAAGCAGTAAGTCTTGCTGCCGTTTGGGAGAGTGCCAACGACCGAAACGGGTTCATCGTCGTCCCAGACCTCAACTCTGAAATAGTCCGTTTCACCGATGTAGTCGAGGTATCCCCAGCCGATAAGCGCCGCTCCCTTGGTGATGGCCGCGATACGCCAGCTCCAATTCTCGTCCGCCTGCCGCTCTCTCGCCACTGCCGTCTTGACGACCTCTTTGTATTCCCTCATGTCCGCCATGTTGTTTTCCTTTCTCCCCGTCGAGCCGGTAGGTCAGCTTGTCCTGTTCTGCGTCAAGATTGTTTCATATGAAACATCTGCGCCCCATTTTGGGGCTTTACTCGGTAAAAAAATTATCGCATCGTTTCGAGGAGCCTCTGAATGAGGGTCTTGCAGTCCACCATGCGTTTCTTTCCGGCCCGGTTGTCCTGCACCGCCTGCCGGAACTCGCTGCTCTCCGGCTCCTCCGCCGCCTCTACGATGCGCTGCGCCGCGCTGTCCGCGAGGGCTGCGGCATCCATCTGCGCGTGGTAGAGGATGTTCTTGATGGCCCCGGCCTCTGCGGTGGTGAGCACCTTGCCCTTGAGCTGTTCCACCTCGCTCTGCGCCGCAACCGCTGCGGCCTGCGCGTCGTCCCGTTCCTGCGCCGCCGCTTGGTATTTCTGCTCGGCGGCTTCCCATTTCTGTTTCATGCTGCAGCCGAAGTCGTTTTCGATGTTCTCCTCGGCAATCTCGAAGCACCCCTCAAAGGCCATCCCGATGTAGCTGTCGGAGCCAAGCCCCTCAACGATTTTCCTGATTTGGGCCAGTGCCTTGCGTTCCTGTTCTTTCGTTGTCATGTTCGTTTCCTCCTTATAAGCTGTGCCCCGTTTCGGGGAGTTTCTTTGCGCCTCTCTCTTGAGTACAGCCTTATTATAGTCCCTATTTGGGACAATTTCAACACCTTTTTCAAAAATTTTTTGGATTTTTCCCCAAAATGGGGAAGTTTGTTGACTGTGCTGTATTCAATGCCAGAGAATTGTGGACTTTGCCCCATTTTTAGGCAAAAAAAATAAAGCCCCTCCCACGGATTTCTCCATGAGAGGGGCTGGCCGCCGCTGGGCGGTCGTCTTTACTCGGTCTTAGGCTGCGTATCGAGCTGATTGATGGCCGTCTGTACGACGGTCGCTGCCGTGGCCGCTGCCGTGCTCGCCGCAATGGTGGTGGTGTCCGGGGTGCTGTCCAGCACCGGGAGGGCAAGGGTCGCCGGGTTGTCGAGCTTCTGGCGGCGCACCTCCGCCTCGATTTTGTTGGTGAGGTATTCGGTGATGTCGCCGTAAAGCTCCTCAATAAACGCCTTGGCCGCCGGGCTGATGGAGGCGAGGCAGGCCGCGAGCGCACGTCTGGCCGCCTCATGCTGCGCCGCCTCGTCGAACTTCCCGGCCTCTTTCAGCGCGTCAACATAGGTCTGACTGGTGGCCTCTATCGCGTCGCTGATGGCCTCTGCAATCTCGGCGAGGTACTTGCTGACCGCCGCGTTCTCGGTGTTCGCTGCCGCGTTCTCCGCCGCCTTGCGGAGCATCTGAACGCCAAAGGCGGTGATGATAGGCACCGCCGCCGTAATGACGGCATAGAGCAAATTCAAAAGAAATTCCTGCATAGTGTTCTCCTTTCTGTGTCCTGCGCGTTACGAGAGCATTTCGTTGACGCGCTTCTGAATGGTGCTGTAGTCATACCCGGCAGCGGTGAGCCTGCTCTTGCGGTCTGCCCCGTTGCCCCACTTCCCGGCGATTACCTCTTTGGCAATCTCGTCCGTGGATTTCTTGGGGGTGCCGCTGCCGGGGATGCGGATTTTCTGGCCCACGCGGATGATGTTCGGGTTTGCAATCCCGTTGTACTCTGCGAGCTTCTGGTAGGTCGTCCCGTACCGGGCCGCAATCCCGGAGAGGGTGTCCCCGGCCTTGACGGTGTAGATGGTGTCCCCGCTGGCCGTGGAGCTGCCCGTATCGCTCCCGGTCGAGGTGCCGCCTCCGCTGGCCGTCGCCTTGCTGCTGTACTTGGGTACGCCGTAGCCCCGGATGTACCGCCCGTTGACCGCGAGGCTCCTCCGCTTCACGCTGTCGAGGTAGTTGCCCTCGATTACGGTGATGGTGCTGCCGACGACCTTTTCGACGATGCCAACATGGTCTGCGCTTCCCTTGTCGTCGCCAACGCCGCTGTCGTCCCAGTCGTAGAAAACGTAGTCGCCGGGGCCGGGGACGTGCGCGTCGTTCTCCTCCCAGCTCCCCAAGTTCTTAAAGAGCTGGATGTGCTTTTCGCAGCCGCACTCCGTGGGGATAATGTCGGTCAGCCCCGCCTCGATTGCAACCGCGCTGGCGAACGTGCTGCACCATGCGTCGGTGTACTTCACCGCGTAGCCCCTCGCCAGCGGCTTATGGCTGTTGTAGATGTCGATGATTTTCTTGTGGGAGCCGTCGCTCTCCTTGCAGCCGATATACTTCTGCGCGATACCGACTACTTTCTGCCGTAACTGCTGCTCAGTCATTCCACTTTCGCCTCCTGTCTGCGGGGTAGTGGCCGCCCCCGCGTATTTGTCATAGTAGGTCTGGCCGTATCCGGCCCTGCGCTGCTTTGCGGCCTCGCTTTGGTCTGCCGGACGCTCGAAGTTGACGAGCACCGCGTCCGAGGCCGCCCTCACGCTGCCCGTCGCCTTGAGCGTGGCGAGCACCGTTTTATACCCCTCCTGCAGCTCCTTGAACAGGTAGTCAAGCTGCATTTCGAGGTCGCCGATGGATTTGCCTGCCGCCTGCGCGAACGCCAGCAGGCCCTGTTTCCGGCTCCAATACGTCCACTGGCAGATGCCGTAGCCTGCGCTGTCCCGGACGAAGTTGCCGTATTTGCCGCTGTCCACGGCTGCCGTGTAGCTGTCGTCTGTGTAGCCGAGCGACTTCTCGTAGCTGTTCTGCAGGTTTCTGGGGTTGAACGCGCTTTCCGCGTAAAGGTTTCCCATCAGCCCCGCCGCTCCTGCCTTGCTCAGTCCCTTGCGGATAAGGTAGTTCCAAATCCGCTCCTCATTGCTGTTGCCTGTGAGTGCCATACTCTGCCTCCTTTACAGGTCGTTTCGGGGAGGCTGCTCCGCCTCCGCCTTTGCCTCACGCCTGTCCTCTTTCTCCCACTTGCGCTCCCGGTTGCGGTCTTTGTTGGTCTTTATCCAGCCCATGATGCCGCACTCTCCTCCGAGCGCAGCGAAAACGCAGGTAACAAGCGTGTCCGGCACCGCGCCGTACTGGTGAAACGTCCTTATCATTTCGATGGTGAACGCCAGCAGGCAAATCCCCACTATCACGAGGATGATGTCCATAGTGCCGATGCTTTTCTTTTTCGTCCTCCGGCGGGAGGGCCGCGTGGCTGACTGTTCATGCTTTCCTCTCATTTCCCGCTCCTTATTTCTGGTCGTGCGCCCTCTGATTGAGGTGTTTCTCCAATTTGTTGTGGGCCTCGGTGACGGCCCCGTTGCAGCCCTGCTGTTTGAGGCCATCCAAGCAGGCGAGCATGGCATAGCTGATAAGGCATAGCTCGTCCTGCATTTCCTTGATGTCCTCCGCCTCTTTCTTCCGCAGTGCCTCAATGTCGGTGGTCTGTTTCTCCTGCTTTTGGAACCACTTGATTACGCCGTAGGCCGCCGTTCCGAGGGCCACCAAAGCCCCCAGCACCGCAGCGGCCCGGATTATCGTGTCCGCGTCAATATACATTCCGTGTCCTCCTTATGGCAAAGTTTAGGGGAGGTCGCTTTCGCGCCTCCCCGTGTCAATCTCCGATAATCGCTCTCCGCTCTGCTGCGGCCTGATCCATGCGTTCCTCAAGCCCCTCCACGGCTCCGAACTGCGCCAGCGCGTCCGCCTGCATCTTGATGATTTCGGCCTGCAGCGTAATGAGGTCTGCAAGCCTTTCTATCAGCTCCTGCCAGCTCATTCGTCCGCCTCCGTCCAGCCGTATACCCCCGGCTCCCACACGTTGTTATCCACGCTGCTCGTCCAGTGCTGGCCGTTGTGGGTGACTTTGGCTCCCAGCGCGTAAGCATCGTGCGCCCCGACGGGCTGGCTCCACTCCGGCCATTCCTCTGCCGGGTCGGAGATTTTCACCCAGAGGCTCACCGCCTTGTCGGGTGTCCAGTCCTCCTGCGAGGTATGGTCGCTGATGCAGCGGTAAAGCTCTCCGCCGTACCTGCGGATGTTCCCGGTCTTGTAGTCCACCGGGCAAGCCCAGTCCGCGAACACGTCCGCGTGTTCGCCTGCGGTCACGTCGTCGATGTCGCCCTTTTCCGCCATCGTCACGAATGCGATAGAGGTCGTTTCGTTCACCGTCGCCACCTGCTGCCGGGTCTGGAAGATGAACTCGCCGCCCTCCGCCTCCGTCACCACGGCCTCCGCCGCGCCGGGGATGCTGTCCCCGCTGTTGATGTTGTAGAGGGTGCCGCTGACGGAAACGCCGATGGCCTCCTCCGGCTCCGCCGCGATATATGCACCGCTGGCCTCGTTTTTCTTGACGTAGCGCGGCCTGTCGCAAAGTGCGAGCAGCACCCCGCCGCTGATGATTGCATACATGGTCTGTCTACCTCCTTACCTTGATTTTCAGCGCGTCTGCGAGCCTCTGCAGCTCCTCCGGCGAGGCTCTGAAAAAATCCTCGTTGAACAGTATCACGTCCAAGTCCGTCCGCAGGAAATGGCTCCACTCCTGCGTCAGCATTTCGGCCTCCTCGTCCGAGAAGCGGAAGCCGTTCCCCGCGTCGCGCCTGCTGTACGCAATGGCATAGGTCAGTGCGCCGCGCTCAAGGCCGCGCCCGTCGTCGTTCCGGGCGAAGTGCCTTTTTGCGTTCTCGCTCGTGTAGTAGCATACCGCCTTGCCCTCCGGGGTGAGCAGGCAGTAGCCGTCTACCGTCAGCTCTGTCCCGTAGGGGATGTTGAGCCGTTCCCCGCATAGGGCCAGCTCTTTGTACCTGTGATGGGTGATATATTTCATGCCGCGCACTTTAACTCCTCCTCCACTGCGCCACGCCTCCTGTAAATCCAGCCTGCGTCCGTCTTGGTCGCTCGCATCGTGCATTTGAACACCTTTTTCCGGGCCATAAGCTCTTTCTCAAACAGCCGGACGAAACGCTCGTCCATAGCCTGCAGCGTGTGGTAGCTGTTGCACCGTTTCGCGTGTGCCCTCCACGACTGGTAGCTTTGGAAAACGTCCTCCGGGTCGAGCTTGCCCTCGTCCACCCATCTGCGGAAGATGTCCAATTTCCGGCGCATTGCCTTGATGCTGCTCCGGCTGAGTTTCATCACGACTTTCCCGCTGTCGGTCAGCGTTACCCTCATTTTGAGGAACTTGAAGCTGTGATGTTTGAATGGCGTGATGATGTTTTTCTTGTCGCTCATTTCTATCCCAAGCCCCTCCGCGAGCCTGTATAGGTCTTTCTTGATTTGTTCCAGCTCCTCCAACGAGTTGCTTATCACATACCCGTCGTCCATGTACCGGGCCACTCCCTTTTTGCCGAGCACGTCCTTGAGGTAATGGTCTATCGGGCTGGCGTAGTCGAGGGCGATAATTTGGCTGATTTCGCTCCCCAGCCCCACGCCTCTCTTGCTCTCCGCCGTCTTGTCTGCGGTTTTCATCATCTGGAAGTCGTCCACATAGCTGCAAAACAGCTCGTATAGACGGTCGTCCTTGATTTTCTGCCGCGCTCTGGCCTTTATCTCGTCATGGGGCAGGCTTCCAAAATAATTCTTGAAATCGAACTGATATATGCCGCCCTCTGTGCCGTATTTTCGGAAATGGTCTTGGAGCTGCTTTCGCAGCAGGCGAAGCTGGAAGTCCATCCCCTTTCCGGCGAGGCTCGCGCCGTTCTCGTAAATGAAGCTGCGCGAATAAGCCGCCGTCAAAAGGTTTCTGCATAGGCATTTCTGCTGCGCCCGTCCCTGTATCGGGAGCGCGTCGATGTGCCGGAGTTTCCCGTGCTCCACCGTGCCAAAGCTGTGGAAGCCTTTGAACTTCCGGCTGCCGCTCTGCAGCTCTTCTAAAATGGCGAGGCATTCGGAGAGCAGGTCATTCTCGAAGTTTATCGTCGAGGTTTTCCACCTTGCCCCGTTGCAGCAGGCTTTCCCCGCCTTGCAAAGGTTTCCGAACGACATCACCTCGTCGAAGCTCTTGCCCCCGGCCTCCTGCGCTTTCTGTTCCCTCTGCGCTTTTCGCCGTTGGTATCGAGCCTCGCGTCTGTCTGCGCTTGTCGCCATGCTCTTGCCTCCCGCGATAATGACGCTAAATCCTACCCGTACAGCGAAATGGCCCGGCGGGTGGTTTGCGAAGCGCGTCACTCTCCGCACCTGTCCCGTCGGCCATAGCGGTTTTCCTGTAGCTGCGTAACGACTGCTCATGTAACCGGGGAGGCCCTTGCCGCCCTCCGCCTGCGCGGTGGACGGCGCAGTACCCGCCAAACTCTCCCGGCCATGCAAGAAGCGTCCGGGCAGCCGTATCAGATAGCAAGTTTAGGACTGTAACCTCATTCGAGGCCATTCTCCTCGGTGCAAATCCTCCTTTAAGTTTCGGGGCACTGCGTGGCTGCTGCCTTTGTTCCGGCCCCATCATCACTCTTAAATCCCGGCGCGAAGCCCAGCGAATTGTTCGCGTTGTTGTTGTTGTTGCTGCCGTCCGTGTTCACATTGCGGAAGTTGTTCGTGTTCGTCGCGTTCACGGAGCGAAGCCACCAATTGCAGGCGGTGCCGTCAGGATTTGCCCTGCTGAGTAAGTTTACTGTGCCTTGGTCTGCTGCTGTTTCTTTGCGCTCGCCTCCTCCCGTTTTTTCTGGTAATTCTTGAACTTGGTCTTATCGCTCTCGATGATGCCCTCGATGCGCTTCCGCGCCTCCCGGCCCTGCGCCGTCCATTTCTCAAACACGTCGTCATACTCCGCCTTGCCGGAAAAGAAGTTGTTTCCCTCGTCCACCAGCTCGTAGCAGAACGTGATTTCGGATAACAGCGCATCCGCCGCCGTCGCCGCCATCATCAAGTACCTGTGCCGCAGCTCGAAGTCCTGCCTGCTCATGTCCTTATGGACGTAGACCGCGTTCCCTCTCACCGCGTTGGTGTAGACCTGCGTTGCCAGCTCCAAAAGGTTGTTCGTCACTATCCAGCGGTACGAGGTTGGGAACTTGCTCACCACCCGCATCGTATCTCGCCGGAGTTTTCGGGCCTCCACGATAAACTGCGCCGCCGCGTCTTTCCTGCGGGATTTGTATACCGACATTCCTGCCCTCCTCCTCTGGTCTGTGCGCTCCCTGCGTTTCGCTGGCGGGGACTTTCGTCCCCACCGCTCCACTCAGTTTGCGATTTAAGATACCTTAAAGCCCGGCGCGAAGCCCAGCGAATTGCCCGCGCTGTAGCCGCCGGAGCTGCCGTCCGTGTACACATCGCGGAAGCCGTTCGTGCTCGTCGCGTTCACGGAGCGAAGCCACCAATAGCAGGCGGTGCCTGTATCGCTGTGCTTATACTTCACTCTGCTGTTGCCGTTTTTGTAGAAGTCGTACTGTTTCTGGTAGTTCTGCTCCGCGCTGTTCGCGTAGTAAATCTGCCCGAACGCCTCATACTCGGCCAGCAGCCAGATTTTATCCTGCGTCGCCGTGACGCAGGCCGCCGTATTCGTGGCCGCTCCTTTGTTGTCGCTGTACTTGGTGCAGGCCGTGATGATGTTCTGCCAGTCTGTCGGCAGGGCTGCGAGGAACTGGGCGCAGATGGTTTTCCGCATATAGCTCTGCTCCCATCCGCCCGTGTTCGTGTTGGACGTGTTCATGCGGAAGCCGTCACTGCTGCCCGTGTTGGGGTAATCGCTGTCCACGAATGCAATGTCGGTGCCGCTGGCGTTTTTCCCGAACTGGAAGTGGATGCTGTTGTTCCCCTCGATGCCGGAGTTGTGGTTGAAGCCGATAATCACCGCGTAGAACGTGCCGTTGATGGTGAGCGCCCCCACCTTTTTGTTGCTGATGGTGATAGGCACCTTGTCGCCCTCGCTCCAAAGGTTTGCCGCCTGCCCGGACTGGGCCGCCTCCTTGATGGCCGACGGGCCGTTCTTGGAGAGGTCTGGGTCGGGGAGGTTGACCGTCACGTTGATGGTCTTATTCGGTGCCTGATTGTGGTTTGTGCCTGCCGCGCAGCTCACGGTAATGACCGCGCTCCCGCTCTTAACCGCCGTGATTTTGATGGCCGTCCCCGTGACCTGCACCGAGGCGTATTCACTGTGATTGCTCACCGCCGACACCACGCCGTCCCCGGCGCGGGTGGCGTTCACGGTCATTTCCTTGGTGCCGCCGCTGAGTGTGACGGCCTCTTTGTCCAGTGTGAGGCTGCCTGCGGCCTTGTTGATTTTCCAAGGCACCGTTTTCATCCCCGTGGTGCCGTCGCCGAACTGGTAGTTTTTCTTGGGTGTAAACTCCGCGTTGTAGCTGCCTGCGTTGGTCGCTTGTTTCACTCCGCCGTAGTCCACCTTGTCCTCCTCGTAGCCCGTCCACGTCGGGGTCAGCTCGCTGCCCGTGTACGTCGGGATGCTCGTCTGCTGTGGGGTGGACGTGCTGGCCCTGCCGATAATCCACTGTACGGTCTTGGGGTCGCTGCCACCGCTGGCCCATTCATAGTGCTCGTTCGGCGTGAACGTGGCCTCATAGGTGTCTGCGTCCGTCCCGGTCGTAGTGCCGCTCAGCTTGAGGGCCTTGGTGTCGTAGTTGTTCCAAGACGGAGACTGAGGGCCGCCGTTGTAGGTGAGCGTCCCGCTCTGCGAGGGCACCGCGTTGATGGTCTGCGTAAAATTGGTGATGGCCTCCATAGCGTCCTCTGCGGCCTTTCTTGCCGCTGCCGCGTCGTCGATGGCCTTTTTCACCTCCGGGCCGGAAGCTCCCGGCGCGTTCGTGAAGCCGTACCCGCCGTTCTCCTCGCCCTCGCCGGGCGTGGCCTGCATCAGCACCAGCTCCGCCTTGATTTCCGCCGTCGGTGCCTTGACCGCGTAGAGCCGGATTTTCCCGTCCAAGGCCCTTGCAGTCAGGAACATTCCGCACTCTTTTGCCTTGTCCGCGTCGCTGGGCGTGACGCTTACCAGCGGCACCAGCTCCGGGGTCGTATCGCCCTGTGGGATGTCCACATACATCGTGCCCTCCGGGGCCTCCTCCGCGCCTACGTCCCAGCCCTCTTTCGGTATCGTCAGCTCCCGCTTGAGTGTGGCCTCCGCGATAAGCTGCTCCACCACCTCGCGGGTGACGATGCTGTTCGGGTCGATGGTCGCCGTGACTTTATCCACCGCGCCCACCGCCGCAATCAGGTCGAACGTCGCCAGCTTGCCGACGGCGGAGGTTTTGGGTCTAATCCACTCCGGCCCGTTTTCCAGCACGAGGTAGGTGTAGGGCACGTCGCCCAAGTCCGGGTCTTTCGCCCAGAGCAGGATGCCCGTGCAGTAAAATCCGCGCTCCACGTCGCTGCTGTTGATTTGTACCGTCACTTGGCACTCGCCGTTCACCGGGTTTGTGATGGCTGCGATTTTGCCGTCCATAACGTACCCGGCGACTTCCTGCATGGTCTGCGGGGTCTGCTCCTCGCTGATTTCACCCTCGCCCACCGTGACCTTTGTGTACTCCATCGGGCACCGTCCTGCCAGCACTTTCGCTATCAGGGCAATACCGGGTGTGCAGCTATAGCTGCCATCGTCGAATAATGCCATTGTCTGTCCTCCTTACTCGATAAGTTTCGATGTAATGCGTGTGTGGTAAAAGAGGCCCCCAGACGTGTCCCTCCTCTCTGTGGAGGCTCGCTTCACGTCCACGGGCTGCGGACTGTATTCCGCCCCGGTCGCTCCGCCGTAGTTGATGGGAAGCTGCAGCCGGAACGTCCTGTGTATCTCCGCGCTCATGTTCAGCGCAAGATGCGCCGGAATGCGCCGCAGGAGGGTGTCGAGTAGGTTGTCCTCCCCGAAAATCCCTCCTGCGATTACCACCGTTATGATGCCTCGCGCAAAGTCCACCGTCACCGGGGCCTGCGTATAAGCCGAAATGATTAGCCGTATCTCCGGCTCCCCGATGTGCCCGTTGCCGGAGAGCCGCCCTATCACGACGCTCCGCCTCTGGTCGAGGGATAGCTGCTCCGTGTAGGTGATGTGCAGCGCGTTCTCCCAGCTCTTGATGGTTTCCGCGTCTGCCGCCAGAATGAAGTTGTTGAGATACGCCTGCTCCGTCTGCGCCTCAAAGTCGTCGCAAACGCTGCCGAAGTAATGGAGCAGAGCCTCCATTTCCAGCACTCCCCTGTAGTACCGGGGATAGTAGCCCATCAGCTCCTCGTAGCCGCTGCTCCTCTCCGGGTAAAACTTGAGCTTGCTCAACTTACCACCACCTCTTTCAGCACGGGCACGTCGTCGCTGCCGGGGGTGATGTTACTCTCCTCTCCGTTGAGCAGAAGCTCACTGTAGTCGGTGAGGGTCTTGAGCTGGGCCAGTAACGCGCCGATGGCCGAAATCCTTACCACGATTTGCGTGTCCTCGTCCGCTGTCAGCACCAGCTCCCGCAGGTAGTTCTCGATGGCCTCCTGTGCCTGCGCCTTTACCTGCTCTTTGTCCGCTCCTGCCGCCAGCTCTGCCGTGAACGTGACCTCGATTTCCAGCGCGGTGGCCGCGACTGCCGTAAAGTGCGCCCCGACGTTCGCAACACCGTTTCCGAGGCCGTCCCCGAAATTGTAGGTCTTTCCCTCCACCTCCACGGTCATTCCCTTGCCGCAGGGGTCGATGTAATTCTGCACGTCGGCCACGGTCGGCTCGCCTGCGGGTTTCCCCGTAGGGTCTATCAGTACCCCCTTGACCGTGTTCTCCCCGTACCAGAGAGGGAAGATACGCGCCCGGCCCACGCCGCTGCGCTCCTCGCACCACGTCTTGTAGTGCTGCCTGTTCCCGTTCTCTGCCGGGCCTGCTATCTTTTCCAGTACCCTCTGCCGGAGGCTATCGTCCTCCTCCCGGTCGCTCCCGCGCTCGAAGATTTCCCCAAACGTGGAAACATCCAGCCCCTCGATGCTGTTCACCGGGACTGCCGGGGTGCCGGGGTAAACCTCATTCCCGCTCTCTCCGGCCTGCTCCGCCTCGAACACCAGCACCGGGCCGTCGTCGCCCTGCTCGCTTTTCAGCACGAAGTAGGCGAGGTCATAGTAGAAGCGTTCACCAACAGCCGGGGTCGTCCCCTCGAAGATGGCCCTGTACTGTGCCTTGGTCGCCGCACGGCGGGTCACGCCGTACTCGCTGGCCTTGGTGTCCAGTGCGTCGTCCGTCGCGCTCATTACCGTCGCCATTTCCCGCACGAGGTCAAGGTCGCCGTAGTATTTGGCAATCCGCATCGAAATGCCGTTCACCGCGTCGTAGTAGATACTGCCGGGCCGGGTGTCGATGCCCTCCGGCGCGGCTGCCAGCGCGTCCGCGAGTATCTTCTCGTGTGTGTAGCTCTCAAACATCAAATCACCTCCTCAATCTCAGTTTCCCCGAAAATCGTGTCCGCCCGGAAGCGTACCCGCGCTGCGTCCCCCTCAAACTCAATGCCGAAGTCGTAGACGGATAGGACGCGGGTGTCGGGCTTTAGCGCGTCCTTTACGAAGCCCTCCACCGCCGCCTCGATATAGTCCCTTGAAGCGTCTTTCGTGATGATAGCGTCCTCGATTTCGCTCCCATACTGATTGTCGTACAGCAGGCACTTGAAGCGGGGTGTAAGTAGGGCCTTGGTGATAGCCTGATTGACCGCCGCCAGTCCGTCCACCTTGCCGAAAATCCTCCCATTTTCGAGGTCGAGCCTGTACGTCAGCGACGGCAGCTCCGCCGCCTCCTCGACCGTTTCCACCGGGAGGGGAATAAAAACCTCTGCCATATCAATTCACCCTCCCCAGCAGGAAAAATTGTTTGCCCTTGTTGAGCACAAGGACGTGTACCTTGTCGCCCACTTTCAGCGCGTTGTGTACGGTGATTTTCTTCCGGCCCGTGATGCCGTGACTGTGGGAGGCGTATGCGGCCTCTCCGCTGCCTCCGCTGGCCGCGTTGGTCGCCCAGTTGACCGTGACCTCTGTGTTGTAGTCGGTCAGGTGCTCCGGGACGTAGGTGTTGTTCTGGCCTATCACGAGCTTTTCGTCGTTCACCATCTGGATTTTCAGCGGTGAGGTGCTTTTCACGATGCCCTGCATCAGCTCCGGCGCACCTGCCGCCGCCATCCCTTGGAATAATCCCTTTAGGCTTGTCTTTTCGGTTTCCTCCGCCATTCTCTGCGCCTCCTCTCTACTCGAATGTACCGTCGTCTACCCAGCCCCAAACGTGCGTTGTAGCCCAGTCCTCGGTCACGAGGCACCACGGATGCGCGGAGCCGGGGTTGGTGTAGGTAATTTTCGCCGGGCCGGGACTGAGGCCCGTGCTCGCGGGTTTGCTGGCCGTGCTGCTGACGTAATGGCTGCCACCCTTGAATTGCACCACGTCGCCCTTTTTGTAGTCCTTTTTCTCCGGCTCGCTCTCGTCTGGCTTGTCCTCTTTCCCGATGTCGCTGGCGTAGTTGAGCTTGAGCTGCATCGTGTGGCTGTTGTCCTTGAATGTGTGCGTGTCCTCGTCCACATAGAACGTCCGGGAGAGGCCCAGCTCCGGGATTACGATGAATACCCCGATGCCGGAAATGACCTCTGGGATGCCAACCGCGTCCACGCTCAGTGTCCTCTCTGGGGTGCTCTTTTCGTCGAGTATGCTGTTGATAAGGTCGTTGACCTGCGCGGTGGTGAGGCTTTCGTCCGGCTTATCGACCTCTTGGAAGATGCCTATTTTTTGTTCCAGCTCCGCCTTGCTTTTCTCCGCTATGGTCGTGCCCTCTTTGGACACCATCTTTACGCGGGTCTTTATCTTCTCGATGCTCCGACTGTAGGTGTAGGTGGAGAGGTTTTGTCCAACCTCAATCACCCACTGCAGGATGTTCTCCCTCCGGGTGAGTAGGCTGAGTTTCCCTTTGCTGCTGGAAACGAAATGCCGGATGCCCGTCGCGTCGAAGTCGAGGCTCAGTGCATCCGCGATAGCGTCCCACGCGGTGGTCTTGCTTTTCGTCAGCTCCGGGATTTTGTAGCTGCATTTCGCCACCTCTCCGACGGGCAGCCCGAAGCGGGTGCAGCAGTCCGAGAACACGTCGCTCGCGGTCTTGTTCTCGTAGCAGAACGTGTCCTTATTGTTGGAGAGGTATATCCCGTTGTCGTAGGCCGTGAATTGCATCCGCTTCTTATTGCTCTGCGACTGCGACATGATGATGCCTCGGAACAGCTCCTCGCCTTTATAGGAGAAGATGCACTGGTGGCCCTCCTCCACGTCGATTTCGCTCCGGGCGTGTTTGTACCCGTCGTCGTCTATCAGCGTGACCGTAATCGAGCGAGAGGCGGTGCCTTTCCTGCCTTTCCACTTGACCGTTTCCACAAGCTGCGAAATATCGTACCCCTGCTCTCCCTTGAACAGGAGCAGGCTAATCCCGCTCGCCATAGCCTCACCTCCTTACGGTATCGTCAAAACCTGTCCGGGGTAAATGAGGTTTGGGTTCCCTCCGATTACCCCCTTGTTCGCGTTGTAAATCTTGGTGTACTGGGAGCCGTTGCCGTAGTATTTCTTGGCAATGTTCCAAAGGCAGTCGCCGCTCTTGACGGTGTATGTCTTTGGCTGCACCGTGTTGTCCACTCGCGGCTCCTCTTTCTTGACCGTGGCCGTCTGTTTTGGTACGTCCACCGTGACCTGCCGGACGGTGATTTCCCGGTACTCTTTCAGTGTGATGCTGTACTGGTAGGTGCCGGGGTCGCCTCCGTCCTCCTCGTAGTCAAAGCTCTCGATGGTGGCGAAGATGTCCACCCCGCAGGCCGTCGCTATGAAGTGTACGGGTTTGTCCCCGGCTTTCCAACTGTTGATTTTCTCTATCAGCGTCAGCGGCTTGGTGATACTGCTGACCTGTATTCCGGGGAAGCGCGTGGCTGGGAAGAAGCTCGAAAAGCTGAATTGCAGGGCTGGGCGGCCCTGCATGATGGTGATTTCGCCCAGTCCTGCAATATTGATGCTGTCATTCTTGCTGCCGTTCTTGACCTTGAAGCTCTCCGGGAGGACGGGGAGCTGGATTTTCTCTTTCTCCGCATTGTACGTCAGCCACATCTGGTATTTAATACTCATACGCCAGCTCTCCCTCCTCGTAGATTTCGCTCTGGATAATCTGCATCAGCACGGGCTTTAGGTGTTCCATCAGGATTTCCAGCACGGTTTCCCGGTCTACGCCGCCGCTGCCGTTGACCTCGATGGCCCCGCTGCCTGCGATTTCCAGCAGTATTCTCTTGACCTGCTCCGCTGCGCGTCCGCCCAAGCCTCCGCCGCTGCTGCCGCTCTCTCCGCCGCCTCCGGCGAATACCTGCAGCGGCTGCCTCCGGGTGTTCAGCGCGTCAATGAGCCTGTCGGTTTCCTGCGTCGGGAACACTGTGCTGCCCTGCTCCCCGACGATAAGCTCCGGGCCGTTCTCGCCAGCGATAAAGTAGTCCGCGCTGTTGGTCGTCCCCGTGGCGTATGCCGCCGTGGGCCGGGCCACAAGCTCCGGGCCGTTCTCGCCAGCCACGAAGATGCTCTCCGCGTTCGTAGTGCCGTGTGCGTGGCCTGCCGCGCTGCTGTTCACCCTCACGTTGACCGTGGTATTCGCGCTCGCAAGGGCCGCCGACACCGCGTTCGCAACCTCCTGCGCCGCCGCGACTGCGCCGCTCTTTCCGGCGCGGATGCTGTCCGCGTAGGAGCTGATGGTGGCACTCGCGGAGGCCGCCGCCTCGTCGGAGAGGTTCATGCCGTCGATGGTGTCCTGCATTTCCTGCTCGATAGCATCCATCTGGGCCGTGAAGTCCGTCTGCCAGTCCGCCGTCATAGCGGCGATTTCCTGCTGCTTTGCGCTGACCTCACCAACCGTGGTAGCAAGCTGCGCCACCGCCTCGGTGTTGCCGCTGTTGATAGCGTCCGCCATGCTCTGGGCCAGCCCTGCGGCCTCCTCGCTGCCGTCCTGTGCAAGGGCCATCAGCGCGTCGTAGTTCTCCTGCGTGATGCCCAAGTCCTCTGCCGAGGTGTTTTTCAGCACCTCAAGGTTGGCAGCGTAGCTGTCCCAATAGGCGAGCTGACTGTCGAGGGCTGCCTGCGCGTTCGCCACGGTCGCGTCCATGTCCGCCTGTGCCTCGTCGAACAGTCCGAACTGTCCCTCGAAGCTCTCCAAGGCCGCTTGATACGCCTCGTCATAGGCCGCGCAAAGTTCCTCTACCTTGGTCTGCACCTGCTCGTAGGCGGTCGCCACGGCCTCCTCTGCGGTTACGCACTCGTCTGCCGCCGCAGTTTCGGCTTCCGCAATGTCCTCCCAGCCCTGCTCGATTTGGGCTATGAGCGCATCGTTCTCCGCCTCCGCCGCCTGCAGCTCCTCCAAGGCCGCTTGGTATGCCTCAAGGTCGTCCCATTCGCCGCCCGTCCAGAAGTGCGTCCACCCGCTCATGTTGTCCATGCGCTCCTGTTCGAGGTTGACGTTCTCCTGTGCCTTGGCAATCTCCTCCGTCAGCTCCGCTCTCTTTGCGAGTGCATCGACGTATGCCTGCTGTGCCTGCTGCTGCCGCTGCTCCTCCGCTTCCTGCTCGCAGGCGCGTTTCATAGCGGCCACATAGTCCTCCGCGCTTATCGTCGCATTGTCAAGCTGCGCGGCGAGGTCTGGGTAGCTCTCGCTCAGTTTCTTGGTGACGGCTTCCAGTTCTTTCTGCTGCGCCCCGGTCAGCTCCGCCGCCTCGGTGAGGTCTTGGTATTTCTGAATGAGGGCCAGCGAGCCAACTTCCTGCGCGTTGATGTCCGTGAGTGCGCTGTCGAAGTCGTCGGAGAGCTGGGTCACGCTCTGGCAGAGTGCGTCCACCTCCGCCGTGAACTCCTCGACCGTCTGCCTGTTCGCTTCAAAGGCCGCCGAGAGGTCGTCCACCTCGTACTTGAGCCGTAGGGCCTCCTCCGAGGTTTCTCCGTACTCCTCGCAGGCCCTCTCGTACTCTGCGTTGAGGTCTTGCAGCTCGTAATACTGCTCGCGGGTGGTAGCCGTCATGCCTGCGGTTTCGTCCTCCGCTGCGCCGAACACGTCCGCGAGCACGAGGCCCACCGCAACGACTGCCGCAATAGCCGCTGCAATGGCCGTGATGGGCCAGAGGGCCGCCGATAGGGTGATGCCAAAGGTGGCGGTAACTGCGGTCGAAATCGCCATCACGCCGTTGTAAATGCCTGCTGCCGCCGCTATGCCGCCCAGTCCAAGGGCCACCGCCGCGATACCTGCCCCAATGCCAATAAGGGCTTTTGTGACGATGGGGTGCTCTGTGGCGAAGTCGCTCATAAAATTGAGGATTTTCGTCCCGGCCCCGTAAAGTTTCTCCATCAGCGGGTTTATGTTCTGGCCGATGGCGATTTGCAGGTTGCTGGCCGCGTTCGACAGCTCCTCCTGCGCGTGGGCGGTTGTATCTGTCATGGTTTCGTAGGCCGCCTGCGTCGCGCCTACGGAGTTTTGCATAGCGTCCAGTGTGGTGTTGAACTGCTCCGCTCCCGCGTTGTAGAGGGCCAGTGCGCCGATGCCTGCCTCGGTGCTGCTCCAAAGGTTGGAGAACTCCGTGGCGTTCCCGCCGACGGCTGTACCCAGCACGTCCAGCACGTCGCCAAGCGAATACCCGGCCTCCATCAGGTCTGCGAAGCCCATCCCGGTCTGCTCTGCCAAAATCCCGGCCACGGTGCTCCCGCTGTCTCCCAGCTCTGTGAGCATACCCTTGAGGTAGGTCGTACTCTCCGCCGTGGCAATACCGCCTTTTGTCAGCTCTGCGTAGGCTGCCGATAGGTTATCCATCTGCACCCCGTATGCCGAGGCCAGCGGGATAACTTTACCGACGCTGCTCGCCAGCTCGTCAACGGTCGTTTTGCCGAGGTTTTGCGTGGTAATGAGCATATCGGAAATGCTCTCCGCCTCGCTCGCTTCCAGCCCGTAGGCGTTCAGCGCGGTCGTCAGCACGTCCACCGCCGTTGCGGAGCTTGTGAAGCCGCCTGCGGCCAGTTTCGTGGCCGTCCCGGTGAACTGTACCGCCGAGGCCGTGTCTACGCTCGCGGAGAGGGCGGAGTAGGTCGCCTCGGAAAGTCCGGCCACGCTCTGGCCCGTTTCCTTGGAGAGGGCCAAAAGGTCGCCGGAAATGGTGGAGAGGGATACCTGCGTGGTGTCTGCGATTGTGGAAATCTTCATTGTAGCGACTTCAAACTCCGCCGCCGCTGCCGAAGCCTCCATAAAGGCTTCTCCCATTTCATGCACAAGCTGCGTTATCCCTGCCGCCGCCAGTGCGCTCGAAAGAGCCTCCGCCGCTCCTATGCCCCTCTTGGAGCCTTGTTCCGCCTCGTCTGCGGCCCTCTCCGTCGCTTGGGATAGCTCCTCCGTGGCATTGGCCGCCCGGTCGTTTGCCGCGTCCAGCTCCGCCGTAGCGTCTGCTGCGGCCTGTGCCGCCCGTTCCATTTCCTCAAGGTCGTCGGAGCCGGATGCTACAATCTGGTCGTAGTCCGCCATTGCCTGCTCCGCTCGCTGCTGGGCTGCGGTCAGCTCCTGCATAGCCTCCTCTGCGGCCTCGCTCGCTCGCGTCAGCTCCTCTTTCGTTTCGGCGGAAACATTCTCATTGTCGGCCAGCTCCTCCGCCGTCTGCGCGGCTTTCTCCATAGCCGTCGCCAATGCCTCCTGCGTGGTAGCCGCGCCGTTCATGCTCTGCGAGAGTGCGTCAGTGGACGCTGCCGCCCGGTCGGAAACGGTCTGTAGCCTCGTGACGGAGGTTGCTACCCCCTCAACGGAGGACACCCCTGCGCCGAGGCCGCTCGTCAGCCCGTCCATTGCCCGGCTCGCCGCGTCCCCGGCCCGGTCGAACTGCTCCACCATCGACATACCCGCTTGAGCAATTCGCTCGATGCTCGCGCTCATTTGGTCGGCTACGCTCAGCCTTGCGGTTAAATTCGGCACGTTTTCCCTCCTCTCTCAATATAGCAATAAAAAAGCCCCGTCTTTCGACGAGGCTGCTGCTCTCTGCTTTAGGTACGAAAAGGGGCCTCACGTCCGCTGTGAGGCCCCTTTGTCATAGGACTATATTCTTGTACTTATACTGCCACAAGTACCCTCCTGCGGTACGCTGGCGGCCTCTGAGGGCCGCGTTGATGCAGGACGTGGGTATGCCTGTCTTTTTGGCTGCGGTGCTCTGGCCGGGGTATTCCGCCACCACCGCGCCCGTTTTCGGGTCTATCTGGATAATCGGGGTCTTGCTGCCGTTTTTCGCGGTAGCTCTGGCCGTCCGGCTGCCGTAGTTGGTGTTCTCCTCTGCGGTCGCCCATTCGAGGTTTTTCACCCGGTTGTTCTCGGTGTCCTCGTCCTTATGGTTGACCTGCGGCTTGCCGTCCGGGTTTGGAATAAAAGCCTCTGCCACGAGCCTGTGCAGCCGGAACGATTTGCGAACGCCGTCGCTGCCCGTCAGCGAGATTTGCATATAGCCGTGCTTTTTCCGGCTCGGCTCTATGATTTTCACCCGCCGCACCCTGCCGAGGTTGCTCACCTCGTAAAGGCCCTCATAGCCGACGACGGGCTTCCACACCTCTTTCATCGGCCCTGCCCGGCATAGTATTCATGCCGTCGTATCATGGCCTGCAATTCAAGCAAAATCTCCTCTCGGAGTGAGATGGCGGTATCTCCGCCGTCCAAGCGTTCAATTTTTCGGTTTATGGCCTTTTTCGCCTCCTGACGTTCCTCCTCGTCGAGTATCATCATCCTCTCTGCGAGCAGAGCCGCGAACTCGTCGTCGCTCATGCTTTCCAAGCCGCGTACTGTGTCGAGGGCTTTTCTCTGTGTGTCGGTTTTGAGGCTGTCGATAAGGCCCGTTCCCACCGCGTCCAGCGCGGCTCTCATGGTCGCTGCGGCCCGGTTTCTTTCGGTCTGGGCTGCAGGTGTCGAAGCTCCGGCCCGTGCCTCCTGCTCCCGGCGTTCAAGCTCCTCTACGGAAATACCGAGCCTGCTGGCCGTTGTGCGTAGGCTTTCGCGCCGTTTCGCTTCAAACTCCCGCATTTCCTCGTCTGTCAGCTTCCGCCCCAACTACTCCACCTCCTGCATTTTCGCCTCGACCGCCTGCTGGATTTCGCAGGCCAGTGCGTAGGCTTCCTTGCCCTTGAAAGGCACGGTATTGAGGCTTGTCATGGGGTTGCTGCCGTCTGCTGCCGTCTGGAAAAAGATATGCCCGGCCACGATAGCTCCCGGCTTCTTCACCGAAACGGCGACGAGCTTGCTGTACGGAATAAAGCGGCTCTGTTTTGCCATGCCGCCAACCTCAATCCGTATGCCCCTGTCGTCGATTGTTGCGGAGCGGTCTGCTCCCTTGATTTCGTAGTTCATAATGCCACCTCCCGGCTCTGCTCACTATTCTACCCCCCCCCTCTCGAAAAATCAAGAGTTTTCGGGGGTGTTCCCCAAAAAGCGGCATTACTATTTCGCGTTGATGGTGTCCCGCCTTACCGGGTGTTCACCCTCCTCTATCTCGGAGGCAATGTAAAAGAGCTGCGTCCGACGCGGCATCCGCTCGAACTCCTCCGGGCGGAGGTTGTGCCTCTGCCAAAGGATGTGCGCCCACCGTGCGCTGCTCCCTGCCTCCTTGATTAGTTTTTTGCGTCGTCGAGGTCAGCCTCGTCGCTTACGGGGGTGAGCAGGCCAAGGGCCTCCATGACGATGCGGGAAACGTGCTGGAACTCGTCCGGGCGAGCGAAAACCTTGAGCGGCATTTCCGTCACGTCAGCGCACGCGTAGTATTTCATCAGCTCCGGGTCACTGAGGTCGGGGTACTGCAGGGCCTCCACGATGATATGGCGGGATGCCCTCGCGCTGTCGCGCTCGGTTTTCCACACCACCTCGCCGTTCGCCACCATCGGGTTGCCCTTTTTGTCGGTGGCAATTCCGCGCTTGCGGTAGTTGTCATTGATTTGGGTGATGCGCTCCTGCGACAGCACTCTAATCTCAAACTGGATTACGTTGCCCTCCTCGTCGCGGAAGCTGTCCGGGCCGGGAGCGGTGACGACCTCCGGCTCCACGGGGCGCATGAAATACTTGAGGTCTTTCTTCTTGGTTTCAGCCATTTTTTACACTCCTTTTCGTAAAATAGATAGCGGCCCCTCCGGGCTTTTCCGGGAGGGGCCGCCTGCTGCTCTGCTTACAGGATGTCCTTTGCGTTGAACGAGATAGCGTCCTCCACGACCTCGCCGCCGCTGTCCAGCATCGTGAGGGGCAGGTCGCCCGTGAGGACGCAGCCGACGCAGGTGACGACGTTGTTGCCGTACTGCTTGTAGTAGTCGCTGTTCTTGTCCTCCATGATGCCCTGGATAGTCATTTCCGGGGTTTCGTGGGTCTGCTGATACTCCTTGATTTTGTCCTCCAGCCACTTGGAGCTGCGTCTCCGGGTGATGGTGCCCGTGATGGCGTAGCCCAGCCAGCGGGAGCTGGGGGTCAGCTCTCCGAGCTGGCGGCCCGTCCAAACGTCCGGGGTCATTTTGATTTCGCACTTGATGCTGTCCGCAATCTCCACCCCGTCCAAAAAGACGTGGCCCTCGCGGAGGGAAATCGGCGCGTGATTGTACTCCATAGGTTATCCTCCTCTCTGCTCTTAGCGGGTCTTGATGGTGAAATACAGCTTCTCCGCGCTGTCCACCGCCTGCAGGCCGACGTTGATGTAGGTTTCGTCGTCCACGCTGGCCTCGCGGTCTACGAGGAAATCCTCGTCGTAGGACACGTTGCGGATGGCCCCCGCGTCCTCGAACTGGCGCAGGATGGTCTTGCCGATGCCCTCCATGATGTCCCAGCCGCGCTCGTTGTTATCAAACTTGTTGGGCGGGAAGTTGGCCTGCACCGACTGCTGGAACGTGTCGTAGACGCGAATGACGCGGTTTTTGCGGTAGCTCTTGTCTTTCTTATCCGCAAAGGTGACGAGGGTGTTGATGTCGTACATCACCACCACCTCGTCGTCCTCGTTCAAGGTGAAGAAGAACTCGCCGTTATTGACCGCTGCCACGGCCTCCTCGTTCGACTTGGGGTTCACGACGGAGGTCGCTCCGGCGTAGGGGACATAGGTGAGGCTTTCGGTGTTGGAGGCCCCTGCGGTCGCTCCGGCTACCCACGCGCAGGCCTCGGCCACGGAGAGGTCGTCGCCGTCCAGCGAAATACTGTTGGTGACGCTGATAACCCCCTCGTAGTCCATCTTGCCTGCGTTCGGGATTACCACCTGTACGCCCCGGCCCATGCTCTCGCGCATATACTTGATTTTGGTGAGGGCCGCCTGCTTGACGTTCTGGCTCTCGTCGTCGCCGTCGAACGGGAACGCCACGGTATCGAACTTCACGCTCTCCCAAGCGTCGATGAAGTCGGTGATGTCTTTGTTGGACACCTCCTCGTCGGTGCCGCCCGTGAGGTTTACGCCAGCAATCTCGACCAGAGGCTCCGGCTCGTACTCGCTCTCCCCGGCCTCGCTGATGCGGGTGATGTGAGAAATGTCGAACGTAAGCTCGTGGCCCTTGCTGGTCTTGATGGCGAACTTGATGCTGGGGTCGGTGACGCGGATAACGAGGGTCTTGTCGTCGCCCTTGATGCCTTTCTTGTATTCCTGCCCGTTCCGGGTGAGGTCATAAGTGTCCTCCGCCGTCAGCCCCTCGTCACTGAGGTCGATGGCGATAAAGTTGCCGGACTGCTCCTCCGGGTTGCTGGGGTTGAACTCCTTATAGCCCGTCACCCACGGCAGGGTGCCCTTGAACTGCGCGGTGTTCCCGTCCGTTACGACGGTCACGTCGCGCTGCAGGTCGCCTGCGCTCTTGCCGTAAGCCTTTGCGGAGGCAGCCATAGGCTTGACCTTGACCGCGTTCTCCGCCGGGTCGTCCTTTACCGCAGAGGCGAAGTCGATGTACGGGCATTCCTGCGCGATAAGCTCGTCCACGGAGGTCAGCCCCTCGTAGGTAACGACCTTATCGCCGGACAGGTGGATGTCCACATCGAAGCCGCCGAGAGGGTTCTCGGAAATGGTGTAGGTGAGGTCGTTCCCGTGGCTGCCGCCGTGCTTTGCCACGCCGATTACGCCGCCGCCCGTGCCGCTGGCCTTTTCGCCCTCGCTGAGGATGTAGGCGTAGACCGTGGTCGCCCTCTTGAACGCCTCGCGCAGCAGCAGCATCTGGCGGTTGTTGTCGCTGTCGTAGATGCTGTGCCCCAGCGTGGCCGCCGCCGCGTCCGGGCTGGCGTTCGTCAGCCTGATGAACTGTTTGGCCGGGCCGTAGTCCGCCTTGGGGAGGGGAATGACGACGGTGCCCCTCGTCCCGGCTGCGACGACTGCGGTTTCCCTGCCGCTCTCGAAGTTGATATAAGTGCCCGGCAGCGTCTTGCCGACGAGCTTGTCAAATCTGCCTCCGGCCATTATTATTTCACTCCTTTCTTGCTGCCCCACGCCTTGATGTGGGAGCGCATTTCCTCGACGGTATATTCCCCGGTCATGCCGTAGGTGGCCCCGTCATAGGTGCTGGACGAAACGCCGAAAAGCTGGCGGCAATTCGTCCTGAGTTTCTTGACCGCGAACTTTTTGGCTCCGGCTTTCTCCGGGGCCGCAGGCTCAGCGGTCACTTTGTTCTTGACTGCCATATTTTCCTCCTTACTCCGGCTGGCCGCCGGGATTTAGTGTTACTGCGTAGCTCTCTAACGCCTCCGCGTATGCGTCCGTGATGGTCTTGCCAGACTGCATGAACACGTCCACGTTCACCTCCTGCGCCTTTACTGGCGGGTTCAACACGTCGCTGTACGGCTTTCGGCTCCGCCACGTCACCGTGAGCTGCGCCGCTCCGTCGTCGAGCACCTTGAGCTGCGGGTCGTTCACCCGTACCCAGCTTCCCTTGATTTCGCTGCCCTCCGGGTCAATCAGCGGCACGAGGTTTCGCGCCGCCCGTATTGCCTGCGTGACCGCGTTTCCGAGCGCATAGGCCCCCTGCGCCGTTTTGTGGAAAATCTTGATGTACCAAGCGTAATCCACATTGTAGGTGAGGAAAGTTTCTCCGCCCGTTTCAATCTCCGGCGGAGGGAAGTAGGCCGCTGGGACGGTAAAATGCTGCGGTACGTTCCAGTAGTACGGTGCCGGGCCTCCGGCGCGGTCGAGCACGAATTTGATGATGCTCGCCATTTCCTGCTCTATCAATCCTTGCCCTCCCTCCTTTACCTGCCAAAATAGCTGTCCAGCCATTGCTGCATCTTCCGCTCCAAAAGCTCCGGGTAAATCCTGTCGAGGATGCGGAGTGCGCTTTCCCAGTAGTGTGCGCCCTCTACCCAGTGCTGTTTGAGCATCATGCCGCCCTCGGCTGACCTGTCGTAGATGAAGCGGTCGCCCTCCCAGTAGCCGGGGACGAAGCGACGCTCCACGCCTTTGGTGTTTGTCCAGTGTCCGTCGTTCACATACCCTGCGTATTCAACATTGGTGCCTACCTCAAGGGTGAGGCCGCCGTCGGAAATCTCCCATACGTTTTGGTCGTTCCCTTTCTCGAAGCTGGCAAGCAGCAGCCGACTGTCAATAACCTGCCGCCGAACGATTTCGTCCTGCAATATCCTCAAAAATTCGTTCCCAAGCCCCTCCATGAACTGCTCAAGCTCTTTGCGGAAGTCGCCCCGCGCCGCTCGCTCCATCCTCTGGAAGAACTCTCTGAACTCGCTCATATCGAACTCCACCGTTGCCATTACAGGTGCCGCTCCTCTCCAATCTTCTTGATGTAGACGAAAAGGTGGTGTTCCCGCACGTTTATCGGCTGCTCCGCCGTGTACTCGTGCCCGGTCGCGCAGTCCACGATTTTATCGTTGAGCCGCACGTCCGTCCCGATGGGGAGCGTGAGCTTGATTTTCGCGTCCATGAGGTTTGCCGGGGCCGTCTGCGTGACGGTAATGGCCGCGTTGCGTACCCCGAAGTGGCACGTCTGGCCGCTGATGTCCGGCTCCTCCGGGTAGGTGAACGAGGGAGAGGTCGGAAGCCCGTAGCCGGGCGTGGCCTCTCCCTCAATCGCATGGTATATGTCGCAGGTGTGGTTCAGCAGTGCCACCAAGCTCATGCCGCCACCCCCCCCTTAAAGCCGCCGCATCCGCAGCGTTACGCCGTGGGTCGGCTCCGCGATTACGAAGTCGTCCAGCAGCCCGGCGAGGCCGAGGCCAGCGTAGTCTACGCTGCCGTCCGCCGCCGTGTAGGAGTAGTCGTCAAAAGTTTCGCTCTGTAGGCCCTGCGTGATGAACTTACTGGTTGCGCTCCGGGCGTATGCCTCCGCGAGGATTATCACCGCCGCCTTGACTGCCTCCGGCAGCTCCTCCTCGCCCTCAAATCTGTTGTGAGTGTATGTGATTACATACTGCTCCGCCCTCGCAATATCCACCGCCAGCCGTGCGTCGCTGCGCTTCTGCACCGCTGGTATCTCCGAGTATTCCCGGACTTCTTGAGGTGTTACCCACGGTCTTTTTGCCATAGGCCCACCACCTCCTTTCCGCCCTTAAACGCTCAGTTTGACAGCGGTAACGAAGATGTCGATGCTGCCAGTAGTGACCGCGCCGTCCACCTTGACCTTTACCTTGCCGTCAACCGGGGTTGCCAGCGCGAGGTCGGTGGTGAGGCCCTTGCCCTTGGTGACGCTGCCGCCGTCAACATAGGCGTTGTCGGTTGTGCCGTCCCCGATGGTGACGGTGGTAGCCCCGGCCTCGTCAGAGGAGGCAAACGCCACGATATTCACGAGGCGGAAGCCAGCGGGGATTTCCTTGTCCAGCACCACGCCGTCGGTCGCCTGCTCGGTGTCCTTGGTGATGGTGCCGACGTGGGCGGTCTGCGGGATGCCGCATACGCCCGTATCGAAAAAGTCGGTAAACATCTTGTGCTCTCCTTTCTTCTGTTCAAATACCGCCTGCGAGAAGTCAAACGAGGCGACGGTCTTGCCGTCCACCTTTACCTCGAATGTGTCCTCCGCCGTCACGCGGAACACGTTGTACGGCTCGAAGTCCAGCCCGGTCTTTCCGGGCTTTCCGTTCTTGATGAAATCCATCTTCTCGCCTGTCACGTTCAACAGGAACGGGAAGTAGTAGCCCTCCTGCTCCTCCGGCTTGCTTTTATTGAAGCCGTAGTACCCGGTGACGTAGTGGAACTTTCCTTTGACCGTTCCGTCCTCCCGCACCCTCATGCCGCGCTCTACCATGTCGCCCACGGCTTTGCCGTAAAGCGCAACATTATGGGCGGGAATTGAGATAGTTTTCAGATACTCCACGGTTTATTCCTCCTCCCCGTAATCCGGCGTATTGCCTCCCTCCGGGTCGGTGTCGTCCTCGGTGCTGCCGTTCTCGTCGCCCTTGCCGTCGTCCTCCGGCTGCTCGTCCTCCGGGTCGGTGTCGTCGGGGTCAACGATGTCCCCGGCCTCGACCTCCTCCGCAGCGATAGCCGTCACGAAGTCCGCCTTACTCTTGAGGCCCTTGGTGTCGATACCCATGTCCTCCGCCAGCTTCTTGAGGTCGGCCAGCTTCATGCTGTCGAGCTGCCCCTTGTCGAGGTGCCCGGTGATAGGCGCGGTGCTGGGCCGCTCCTCAACGTGGACGAAATACCCGGTGGCTACCGCCGCGTCAGCGGTAGCCTTGTCCTCTACGAAAACATCCGGGTTTTTCTTGGTCGCGCTGACGATGCCGGAGTAGGAGAGGGCCTTTGCCAGTCTGATATGGTACATGGCCGCTCCTCCTCTCTTACTTCAAGTTGGTGATGATGGCGGTCGCGTCCAGCTCCTCGATGATGGGGTCATAGTCGAGGTGCGTGACGTAGAAACGCTTATCCTGCATGATGGCCTCTTTGCCCTCGGTCGTCTTGCGAATCTGCACCGCGTAGGTGTTGACGACGATAAGGTTGCGGGGGTCGGTCAGGATGATGGTCTTGTCGTCGAGGGACGGGCACTCCACCGCCTGGATACGGGCAGGGGAGGTGTAAACGCTGTCGGGCACCGCGCCGCCCTTGGTGACGACGTTGTTCAGCAGGAACAGCTCCCACTCCTGCGCTCTCTTGGGGGACATCAGCCAGCGGAGGCGTCCGTTGTTGTACTTGTTGGGGAGCTGGGCCAGCGTCTTGTAGAACAGGTCGAGGCTCATGTCGCCGCTCTGCGCGTCATGGACGTGGCCTCCGGCCTTAATCTGCTTAATCCAGCCGTCGTTGATTTTGAGGAAATCGTAGTCGGGGTCGCCGCTGTCGGTGGCCTCGTCGCCGTTGAGGTACAAGTCCTCCATGTCCACGCCGAGCTGGGTGGTCATAAGGTTGGTGACGATGGTTTCAAAGTTCTGGCCCTCGATGTTCTCGCGGAGGGTTTCCTCGGTGATTTCCCACGGCAGGCGGACGGCGGTCGTCGCGTACTCAATCTGAGAGGTGCTGACCTGCGCCCTGTAGTTGTCGTCGGTGTTCTCGGTTTTCTTGCGGACGATGCGGCTGGCAATGCCAATCTTGTCGATTTCGCCAGTCTTGGCAGTCCGCATTTCGTGGCGGATAAGGCCGCCGAGGTTGGTCGCGTCGAACGTCTGCTGAATGAAGCGACGCGCCTGCTCCGGGTTGAGCAGGCCGGACGCGAGGCTGCCGGTTTCGATGGCAGCGTTTCTGATGATGGTGCTGTTATCCATGTTCAAAAATCCTCCTTTATGGTATTAGAGAATGCCGTGCAGGTAGTGCTGCTCGCCGCTGCCTGCATCCTTGGTGACGCTCCCGCCGAGGTTGCTGGGGAGGCCCTTGCTTTTCAGCACGGGGTCCACCGCCTTTGCCACGGCATCGGTAATCATCTGCTGCACCTGCTCCGCAGTAACAGCCTCCTGCTTCTGCGGCTCCATAGCCTTGCTGATGGCCTCCTGCACCATCTTCTCGATGGCCTCCGGGGTCAGCTCGGTCGGGGTGGTGCTCTCCCCGCCAGCGGCCTTTTCCACGGCTCCTGCGCCATTCTGCGCGGTCTGAGCGGTGGCCTGCTGGCCGTTGTCGCCCATAGCCTTGGTGATGGCTGCGGCGACAATCTGTTCAACTTCCTGCTTAGTCACTTGCTTGTCCTCCTTATCGGTTTTGGTGTTGGTCTGGTCGCCCTCCGTCCCGCCGTCGTCGGTGACTTCTCCGGCCTTTTTCTTGTCGGGGTCGTCGTCCGGCTCCGGGTCGTCGAACTCTTTGAGGAAGCTGCCGAGGCTGTCGTAGATGCCCTGCAGCGTTTCCCGGTTTTTGGTGCTCATTTTCTTTCCGGCCTTTTCGACGGGTCTGGCCGTCTGGATGGCCTTGGTGATGCTCTCGCCGCCAGTGAGGATGCTGGTAATAATCTGGCTGAACTCCTCCAAGCACTCGCGTACCCGGCCCTCGTCCGCCTCATAAAGCCAGCGGCCCGTGATGTTGTCGTAGCGATAGAGCACCTCCTCAAGGGTGTTCATGGCGTTCCAAAAGAGCGTCCCTTTGCTGCGCTCCTCGTAAATCTCCGACATGGCTCCCTTTTCCACTACGTTCATCCCAAGCGCCTTTGCCAACTGCTGCAGCAGCCCGCGCTTCTCATTGGTTTCCTGCTGTTTGTTCACGGTTTCCAACTCTACGTCCTCCTCACTGTAGTTTCCGACGCCGCCCATACTCAGCCCGGTGATTTCGCCGTTCTCGATGCCTTTCCAGATGTCGCCGTTCGTGACCTTGACCGTCATAAGCCAAGTTCCTTTCTTGACCTCCTCGTCGCCAACTTTGAAGTCCGCCTTTGCCACCCAGTTCTCGACGACGGTCGCGCCGTCCAGCGGCTCGAAGCTGTGCTGCAAGTCCACCTTGTCGCCGTTCTCACTGTACCAGTAGCAGGCCTTGACGATTTCATCCTCGGTCATGTAGTTGCCGTGGCTGTCCTCGGTCATAGGCTCGTACACCACGCCTGTGACGTAGTGGTTTTCTGCGTCGGTCTTGATGATACGGCCATAGGTGGTGAATGCCGCCTGCCCGTCCGCCGCCCGTGTGATAAGGAACTTGCGGAGGTTGGCCGCCTTGTCTACGAGGCTGACGAATTGGATTTTTGCGTCCGTGATTTCGTATGCTTTCCGCGTTGCCTTTCTCATGCCCTCTCTCACCTCCTTTCGCTGGCTACGAGAAATATAAAAAGCAGCGTTTCCGCTGCCTTTTACCGTGTCTGTGCCCCTGCTGCCGCAGGGACGCTCTGAGCGGCCCGAAAAGGGCCTCTGTTTGTCGATGGGTAAATCTATACCCTATGCGCTCCCGGACGCTCCTGCGCCACGAGGGGAGGCAGGGGAGCTATTCCTCGCTGTCCTCCTCCGCGTCGAAGCTGTCAAGGATTGAGAACGCCTCCTCCACGCTGGATATGTGGAGGTCTGTCCCGTCGTCGATGATGTACTGCGGGATGCCGATGCAGGCGTTCTCGCTCTCCTCGGAGAGTATCATTTCATAGACGGTGTTTTTCTTCCATGCCCCGCGCTCAATGACCGTGGCGTAGCCGTGCTCCTGCGCGTAGTTTAGAACGGTATCCAGTCGTCCTCCTCCGTCGTCGTTTCTGATGGTAGCTTTCTTTTCCATCCGGCTCTCTCCTCCGTTACGATGTCCTGTACCACGTCCTCTCTGAACGAGAGGGTATCTACCCGCAGCAGGTGAGGCGGGTCTGCTCTCCCGTACCTGCTGGCATAGCTCATTCTGGCAAGCAGCTCCCGCTTCTCGAAGTCCTTGACGTACTGCTTTCCCGTCTGCGGGTCGTATAGCCGCAAGCTGCCGCCGTCGTCCCTGTCCACGCTGATGATGTGGCCGCCTTGCGCGTTCTTCCAACTGAACTCAAGCGTGTATCTGCCTCCGGCCTTTACCCGCTCCTCAAGGTAGTCCCCGTAGGAGCTTGGGGTGTAGGTCGTATCGTAGTCCCACGGCTCGAACTCCGGCACGTCCCCGGTTTCCGGGTCTACCCACGCAATGCGCGTGTCCCGCGACAGCATTTCCGCCGTCTTGTTTTTGGTGTAGCTCCGGGCCTCTACGTCGTAGCCGCGCATCCGCGCCTCGTGCGCTACGACGCAGCTCTGGCAGTTTTGGGCCGTGCCCGTTCCCTTGCGGTAGCCGGGGTTTGCTGCCCGGTTGTCCGCCTCGGTGAACGTCATTTCGGCTCCGCGCTCCACGCCTCCCAGCTTCTCCGGGTATCGGGAGTATTTGTCGCCGTTGAGGGCCGTCCCGCTCCCGGTGGCCGCGCTGCCGCCGTCCGGGTCGATGCCTGCCTTTGCCCTGTTCCGGGCATCCAGCTCTTTCTCCCACTCGTCGTCCATTTCGTCGATGGCCTGCTGTTGGAGCTTTTGCCGCTCCTCCAACGACATACCCAGTACGTCCTCGTCCACGACGGGCTGGCAGATGCAGTGGCAGTTGATGCTCTCCTCCGGGGGTAAAATGGTGTCCCGTGGGTACATGACCTCGTAGGTGCCGCCCTTGATGCCGATTAGGATGAACGGGGCGTTTTTGGGGACGCGCTGGCCGTCCATGTCAACATGGTTTTGCCTCGGCACGTTCCTGTATGCGCCCGTGTGTTTCCACATCTTCTCGCTGACCGACGGCGACTGCATGAATGCCTCCTGCTGCGCCACGCTGTGCGCCCTCAGTACCTCCGTGACGGCGACGCGCCGGGCTTTGTAATACTCGTCCCGGATGCCGCTGTCGAGTATCTGCCGGGTGAACTCCGCTATGCCGCTGCCGTCCTCAAGGCCGCGCCGCAGTATGCCCTCGATTTCGGTGTGACTGTTGAGCTTCATAATGGCTCCGAGGTCTTGGCTCCACTCCGATACCCATGCGGTCGTCCGCTTTGATACCTGCGCCAGCTTGAGGCTCCTGTCTGTCTGCGCGAGATAGTAGCCCGTGAACTCCGGCATAAACTTGGTGAAGTTCTCCGTGAACACGGTGACGAGCTTTTCTTTCAGCCCGTCCTGTATCTTGACCTCCGGCCAAACGTCCGCCGCAAAGGTTTCGAGGTCAACCGCCTTTTCCGCCTCTGCCACGATGAAGTCCGTTTCTTCCAGCAGGGCATCGGCCACTCCGTCCTCGATGTCCTGCGCGTACTTGAGCGTCTTTTTCGGCTCGACGTAGCCCTCCTCTCCGAGTGCGTCCGCGAGGTCGTCGTCCGCTCTGGCGAGGTATGCGTCTATGGCCTTGAGGAGGGGCTTGCACTGTAGGCACATAGTCACTCCCCCTTGTCCATCTTGAGCAACAGCCTCTTGACCTCTTTCATCACCGCCACCACCGCGTCGTCGTTCCGGCTGGCCGCTTTCTCTATCTGCTTTTGGAGGCTCATAGTGAGGCCGCCGATGTCAAGGCTGCTCCCGCCGCCCTGCGTCTTGCTGTACGCCAGCGGCACGTCGCCCCAATCCTCTGTGTAGTCCTCCGCAACCTCGCCGTAGGCCTCGTAAATGATGCGCTTGGCAAAGTTCGGGGTAACGCCTCCGGCGTTGTTCGCCACGGTGAGCAGCTTGTAGAGGTCGTCCGGGTTGCTGATGTCTGGCTCCAAGAAGTAAGCCTCCACGAAGTGGAAGCCGTAGCCGTTCAGCAGTCGGTTGTTGATGGCCCACGCGAGGCTCTTGCGCTCCGGCTGGAATACCTGCTCCTCCGTGACCTCCTGCGCCGTCTGCGCCGTCGCCCGGTTGAAGTCGGTGGTATAGCCGACGTAAAGGTCAGGGAGCTGGAATGCGCTCTGTACCTTGCGCCTGTTGTTGTCGAGGTAGTCTTGGAACAGCTCGTCCTTTTGCAGGATGCTGGCGAGGTCTTTGACCTCTATCTCCGGCCTCTGCTGTTGGTCGAAGTCTGTCCGCCCGTCCGTGGCCTCGGTTTCGAGCACGATGAATGCGTGTTGCCCGGCCTCGCCCTTGATGTCGTTGATGTACTGTTGCAGCTTTGCAAAGCTCTCGTCCGAGAGGGTGCCGCCTTTCACCATAATCATCAGCGGGGTGTGCCGCCCGTTGATGAAGTAGTTGTTATTCAGCATTTCCGCTCTCCGGCTGCCGTCTACGCCGAGCACCTGTCCAATCCACCGCACCGTGCCGTATGGCTCTGTCCCGATGGCAAATTCCAGCAGCTCGTTCGCTTGGTGCTCAAGCTCAAGCGTCTGGCCCTCCTCAAGGTACTTGCCGTCCCGCATATCCATCACGCGGGGGTCGCCAAACTCCTTGAAGTAGACCACCTTGCCGCCGATTTCCTGCTTATACTTGCAGTACCGTTTCTTTCTCTCGACCTCCTGCCCGTGATGGTAGTAGGTCGTCGAAATGTACGGCTCAAGAGGCCGGGTCTTTTGGACGCTGGGCGTTTCCTTGATGAACTCTATCTGCACCACCTCTCCGGCGACGTTCCGTATGACCTCGACGTAGGCAATACCAAAGGTTTCCCGCGCCTCGATGATGTCCTCAAATACCTCTTTGGTGTCCTGCTCGATGGTAAGCAGCTCGATGATTTCCTCCGCCCTTGCGAACTCTGCCGCCATTTCCGGCGTTTCCTCCGTGTCCTCGGTGTACCTCACGCCTATGCCAAATCCTGCGATATTGTTCTTATAGGCGCGGATGCACTGCGGAAGAATGGTGCTGTTCTCCACCAGTTTCGCAAGCCCTCGCATATCATGCCGCGGGGTTATCCAGTCGCCAGCGTTGTACGCCTCCTGCTCTGTGACCTGTACGGAGGTATCCGCCTTTTCCAGCGGCCCCTGCTGCTTGATGATGCGTACCCGCGTCCCCGGTGCCTTTTTATTCGCCATTCTTTCTCACCCCTCTCCTTTTCGGCGGTTTTACTGGTAGGCAAAGTAGCAGTACGCAGTCCGCCTCGTCCGGGCTGGGCTGCCCTCTCTTTTTGACTGCCTCTTTGCTTTCAATCTTGATTTTGCTGTCGTCCGTCAGCGCGTACTTGCGCCCGGATAGCTGCGCCACGAGGTCGTCGTCGTCCGGGAGTATCAGCTCCACGGGTTTCGGCTTGCCTGTGTCCTCGTCGTATGGGGCGAGGAGCCGCTTCACTACGGACATCATAAAGGTCGTGCTATCGTAGAAATATTTGTGCTTGATGCGCTGGCCGAACTTTACCGGGTAGATTTCCAGCCACCAGAAACGCTCCGGGTCGTTTCGCTTCACCTGCCGGAGGCGGTCTGTCACGCCTCCGCCGAGGCCGCCGTCGTCTATCTTCACGGGGATGGGGGTCTGCAGGTTGTACCGATGCACAAGCTGCTCCCCCAGCAGGATGATGTCGTCCGCCGTTTTCATCAGGTCTTGCCCCTGCCTCTTGCGGTAGAACGTCACCTGCTCGTCCACCTTGTAGCCGATGATGGTCTTATCGTCGCCAAACCGGGCCACGTCGCACCCTATATGCACCAAAAGCGGGGATTTCCGGGGAGAAAACTCCGTATTGATGGAGTTTTCGACGAGGGAAATCGGAATAAATATATCGTCCTCTTGGAGCGGAAAGTCCCCGGCGACGCGGACGCGGAATACGTCGCTGTCCTCGCCGTACATACGGATTATCCTCTCCACGAACTCCTGCGGCACCCGCTCGCTCTTGCGCCCGTCGATGTGGAACGTGGTGTAGCTGGCCCTATTCTTTGTATGGCTCTCGTAGAAAAAGCCCTGTAGCTTTGTCGGGTTGCCGCACATGAGCAGCCGCGCTCCGGGTGTCGAAAGAGCGCCGAGGACGGGCTGGAATATCTCGTCGTCCACGCCACTGGCCTCGTCTATGATGTAGAGCAGGTGCTCCGCGTGGAAGCCCTGCAGCGCGTCCGGCTGGCTGGCCGTCCGTGCTACCGCAAACCACTCCTCCGGGTAGCCTCTCATGTAGAGCTTTTCTTTCGTCCATACCAGCTCCGAGGCGAGGGCTTTGTTGTTCCGTATCCACTTGCTCACCTCGGCCCAGAGGATGTCGAATAGCTGATGCTGCGTCGGTGCCGTGCATGGTATCTTGGGGAATGGATGGGTGCATATAAACCAAATGACCGCCCACGCCTCCACTGCGCTCTTTCCTACGCCGTGGCCGCTGCGGACGGTCGTCATTGGATTTGCTGCTACGCTGCGGAGTATCCGTGCCTGCTCCGGGTCGGGTGTCGCCCGTATCACGTCCTCCACGAACTCGACCGGGTGGTCTGCGTAGTAGAGTATCGCCTCCGTGTTAAGCATCACCCTCCTCCTTTCGCTTTTCCCACGCAGCCATGATGGTGTCCGCGAGCTGCGCCGGGCCGTCTGCTTTGGCCGCCTTGCTCTCCTCCTCAAGCGTCCTGTTCAGCCGCTCAAGGTCGGTCGCCATCTTGATGTACTCTTTGATGTCCTTTGGGGACATATCCTCGACTGCCAAGCCGGAGAGGGCTTCAAGTGCTTTCTTTTGGAGCTGCATGGCGATACCGATATGCCGCTCCGCCATTGCCCGGCGGTCTTTGACCGCTTTGGCTCTGGCCTCTTTTTCCAGCTCGTTATCCCATGCGCGGATGCGTTCCTGCCAGTTCCATGTCCTGCTCCAACGGCTCATGAGCTGCTTACTTTTGGATAACTTTTGCGCTACGGCCTGTAGGCTGCGCTCTGCGCCCATGTCCCGGTAGGCAGTGAACGCCTCGTATGCGGGTGCGCTCTCGCCCTTTTGACGTTCCCACGGCTTGTCAGTCCATTTCGCCATATCCTCCTCTCCTTTATCGTTCTCTTGGCTCCGCGCCCACAATCCAGAACAGCGCGTTCCGGGTGTTGAGGCCATTGTCTACCAAATATTTCAAGGTTTTGGCCTCATACTGCGGGTGCAGCTTCAATCCTCCTATCCGCATTTTCTGCTGCTTCTCATAAACGAAGCCGGGAGTGTGGAAAAGGTCGTGATATACGAACTCTCGCTTTACGCCAAACCGCCGGAGGGTGGCCCTCACTTTCTCCTGCCTGTCGAACGCGGTGGCTATGAGGTGGATGTTCTTCACCCTCTTGCCGTACCGCTCTATTCCGACGATTACTCCGCTCGCGGTTATCCCGCTGCCGCAGGTGATGTAGAGGTCGTCAAGGTCGTCGGGAATGTTCTGTACCTGTTCTGCCACCGCGCCGAGCAGCACCTCCCCGTAGTCGTCGAGGTTTATCCCGTACTGGACTACGAACAGGCCGCCTGCCTTTGCCAGTGCCTCCGCTTTCTGCTTTAGGACGATGTGCCTGCCGTTCTTTGCCACTACCTGCACTTTCGCGCCGTAGCTCATTGCGAGCCTCGGCATGGCTCCCGTGGCGATTGATATATCTCCTGCTCCTCCGTATGCCACGATGCAGGGGAGGCGGAAGTGTCGCGCCGTCGCTGCGGTTATCGGCCCCTGCGGGGAGTGGATGCTGCAGTAGGTGATGATGCCTTTCATGTCCGGCTGCCGCCGTAGCGCGGCCTCCACCAGCATCATGCACTGCCTCAGTTTCCCGCCGTTGACCTCTCCGGCCCCAAACGGGGTGAAAAGGTCGTCCCGCTTGAACAGCATCCCCGCGATTTCCTGTACTGGCGTGAGGTCATGTACCGTCATTCCTCTAACCCAAAGAGGCGTTTGTAGTAGTCGGTCTTTCCCGCCAGCTCCTCCTGCATGAGGCCGTAAAACGACTGCTTATTGATTTTCTTGTTGATGCCTGCCACCTGATTGAGGCTCTGGAAACATCCGCCTGTGCCCGTCTGCTTCATCAGCTCGGTCGGCTCCGGGTTCTGCCCGTTCATCAGCATACAGAGGTTGTACTCGTTCCCCTTGAAGCCGTCCAGCCCGTCGATGCCGCAGCACGTCATACTGTCGCCCATAGCGCGGAGCCTGTTCTCTCCGGCGTAGAACTTGATGCCGTTCCTGTGTGCCTCCGCCCGTAATGCCTCGAAGTGTGGCCGGAGTACGCTCAGCGGGTAGCAGTTGTCGCCGCCGATTTTCACCATGCCCTTTTTCGCCTTAAAGAACTTCATGCCCTCCACGACGATGCCGTAGGCTCCGGCTTTCGCAATCCGGGGGACGTTCGCCATCACGTCATGGAAAACCTCCGGCATATAGGGCTGGATGCGGACGATTACGCGCTGCACCCTGCCTGCCAGCGTTTCCACCATTTTCAGCCGCTCCTCGTAGGGAGGGCATCCGGCCTCAAGTTGGTCGTATTTGCTGCACACCATGCTCACCTGCACCACGCAGTTGCACTTTGCCAGCAGGTCGAGGTATTCGGGGTCTACTGCGAGCCTGCCCTTGGTGCTCACGATGAATGGGTACTGCGTTTCCGCCAGCAGCTTCAAGCAGTCGTAGCTGGCCCGGATGTTCTTCTCGATGGGCTGGAATGGGTCGCTCATGCCGCCCCAATGGATGGGGATATTCCAGTCGCACCACGCGGTTTCCCGGCCCCGCTTCCCCTCGATGAACGAGCGCAGGGCCTCCACCGTTTCGTCCCGCTGTATCTTGGCTATATTCTGCTTTTTCTGCGCGAAGCAGTATTTGCACCCGTGGCTGCATCCCTTGTAGGTGTCGAAGCGCACGGGGAGGTTGCAGAGAATGACCTGCGAGCCGCATTTGCATCCCATGTCAGATTTCCCCCTTTACTTTCTGGATAATGACCTCGATAAGGGCCTCTTTCCCGTAGTCTTTGACGTAGGCTTTCAGCTCCTCTTGGTCTGCCTTGTCGAATGTGAGGCTTACGTTGAACAGCTCCTCGATGGCCCGTAGCTCCTCGTCCACGGTCGCGCCGTCAATGAGGCTGTCGATGTCATTGGTAAGGCTGTCTATCTCCTGCTGCGTGAAGCCCGTGAGCGTCGCGTCGTCGCCCAGCTCCGCCAGCAGCGCGGCCAGCTTCTCCTCGTCCCATCCGCCCTCGATTTTGTTCAGTGCGACGTTGAGCTGCCGCTCCTGCGTTTCGTCGAGGTCTACCACGGACACGTCCACCTCGGTTTCGCCCTCGTTCTCAAGTACCGTCAGCCGTTGGTGGCCGCCGACGACGTTGCCCGTCCTCTTGTTCCATATCACCGGGATAAGCATACCGTAGGTGGTGATGCTCCGGCGGAGGTTTTCATACTCGGTGTCGCCGGGTATAAGGTCTATCCGGGGGTTGTAGGCTGCCCGGTTGAGGTCGCGTATCCGCTTTCTCTCTATCTGCATCACAGCACCCCCTTAACCTTGTTGATGATGGCCGTCGCCAGCTCCGCCTTTGCGTTCTCGGTGTTCTTCATATACCCCTCGACCGCCTCTCTCGCGTCCGCCGGGAGGCTGAACGTCATGGTGAACGTGCTGCGCTCTTTGCTGTCGTCGTAGCCGCTGAAATCCTCCTCCATGAGGTCTTTGATGTGGTCGTACTGCATGAGGAGGCTCTGCAGCTCCCAGTCCTCGAAGCCCGTGACTTCCATTGCCCCGGCCTCGTCAAGCTGCTGCAAAAGGTCTGCCAGCTTCCCGATGTCCCAGCGGCCCTTGACCTTGTTCAGCAGGACGTTCAGTATCTTCTCGTCTTTGTCCGGGAGGTCTACGACGGCGCACTCGATTTCCTGCGCTCCCTGTTCCAGCAGCACCTTGAGCCTCTGGTGCCCTCCGACCACGCGCCCGGTGCGCTCGTTCCAGATGATAGGCTCGATGTACCCGAACTCCTCTATGCTCCGGCGGAGCTTCTGGTACTCTGCGTCCTCCGGCTGCAAGTCCCGGCGCGGGTTATAGTCCGCTGCTTTCAGTTTTGCCGCGTTCAGCGTCCTTATTTCCACGTTTTCGCTCCTTTCTGCCCTTTTTCGGGGAGAAAATCCCCGTAAAAAATCGCCGTCCTATGGAAAATCCCACTTGGACGGCGTTTTCTCTCCGTGATTTTACAGGATAGATTATAACACCCTCCATAGTGAATTGTAAATGCCCGGTTATTGCCCCGTTCAGCGTCAAAGGCTCTCTATACCTCCGACGCCGAAAAACAGGGTCGTCAAATCCGCCGCGCAGATGTCGATGTCCTTGTAGACTGTCCTCTTGTCGATGTTCTCCCGGCGGGAAATCTCGTCCGCCGTGGTGTAGTCCTCCGCGAGGTAAAGCCCCTCCAATACCCGCCAGTGCCTTTTGTCCTCCGCTCTGGACGACCTCTCGCACATGATTTGGTAGCAGTCGAGCATCTTGTTGACGTGGGTCATTATGATTTTGGTGGCGATATAGTTCCGCTGGATGCTCTCCACGAAAATCTCCTCGTCAACCGTCCTCCCCATGTCGCGCATGATGTCCTCAAAGTCCTCGTCTGCCTCCGCTGCTCCCTCCGCGTCGAATACCGCGTTGCGGTAGTATTCGTTCAGCCTGCGGTAGTTCCGCAGCAGGAGCTTGGTGTTGTGGTACTTCCAGTCGTACTGCTGCTTTCGGTAGTTCTTTCGCTCGCGCTCGACCGCCCGTACCGCTGCCTTGGCTCCTATCTCCGCCCCGGTCGCCGCTCCGACGGTCACGCCGAGGTCTATCGCCGCCTGTATCTTTTCGTCGATGCTCCTCATACTGGCCTCGACTGCCGCGTTGACCGCCGCCGTTATGAGTGCCTGCGCCTCCTGCATCCTGTCCATTGGTATCTCCTCCTTTAGGGCCACTCCCAATAATCGGGGTCGTCTTTGTGTTCCTGCCATTCCGGGTCGTGCATCCGCTTGTCGATGGCGTTCACCCACGGTATCGCCAACGATACCGCAAGTAACACCGAAACGATAATCGCTACCAGCACCGCCTCCACCTCCCCTCTAAAGGAAGCGAAGAACTCCGCCGAGGTACTGTATCTTGTATTCCTGCACGTCCCCCGGCTTGATGTACTTTCTGCCGTAGTGCTCTTTCATCGTCCGAAATACCTCCCACGGCACCTTGAAAAACTCCCGGAAGCCGAACGATACCAGCACGAAGCACTCCGCGCCCAGCTCCATGTGCCAGTTGAGCCGCTTCTCCTGCTCCTGCGTCACCGCGCTCTGCTGCAGCCTGTCCGCGTCGGTGTGCTTTGCCTCAAACACTACCGAGCGGCCCCCGGCCAGCGTCCCTTTGTAGTCCGGCTGCGCCCGTTTCTCATAGCAGGCCGTGAAGCGTCCGTATCTGTCCATCTTTGTGAGCTGTTTGGACGGCTCCGGGGTCTTTTCTATCTCCGCCACTCTCTTGAGGCGGTAGTGGAGGCAGCTCGCCTCGATGATGTTCTCAAGCTGCTCTCCGGCTGCCCGGCTGCGCTGGCCCGTGAGCATGGCCCGGTAGTGCTTTTCGTCCATCACATCAGCCCCATTTCCTGCGCCAGCGTCGCAATCTTATAGACCGTCCCGCTGCCGATGCCCTTGCATTTGCCGTCTGAGAGGGCATGGAGGAGCGTTTTGAGCGCGGAGGTGTTCCCGATAGGGCTAACCGCCTCCGCGCCAGCCTGCGCCACGCTGGGGCCGCTGACCGCCATTTCCGGCTCTGCCGCCCGGTGAAACTCCTCGACGAGCTGCTTATCGCTCATTCTCCGCAGCCGGGTGGCCTCTTTGTGGAGAGCACTCTCCTCCGGGGTAAATCTGCATTTCCGCTTTTTACTCAATGTCGTTTCCCTCCTCTCGGCCCGTCTTTTCCACGATGATGTGGGCGAGCCTTATTCCGTAGCCCTGCTCTTTGAGCATGGCTTTGATGTCCAGTTTCTTGTAGTCGCCGTCCGCAAGGGTCTTTACGATGCTGTCCAGCGCGGCTTTCAGCTCCTCCGGGGTCATGCTGCGGCTTGCCTCGTCCTGCTGCGACCTTCCTGCGGCGATTTCGTGGATGTCGTCGCGGAGGTCGCTTGCTATATCGACCAGCATCCTCGCGGCCTCAAGTGGCGTTTCCGGGTATCTTCTCGTTAAGTCCATGCCGTTCGCCCTCACTCGTACTGGCCCTGCGGCTTGCTGTCTGCGAACTCAATCCTGTCCGCCTGTACCTCGGTGGCCTTGCGGCTCTTGCCGTCGCTCTCATAGTTGCGGGTGCGTATCTCGCCCCGGACTACCACGCGGCTGCCCTTGTGGAGGTACTTGCTGACGAACTCCGCCGTTTCCCTCCATGCTACGATAGTCGGGAAGTCTGCCGTGTCGTCTTTGGTCGGTCTGTCCACCGCCAGCGGGAATGAGGTGCAGGCCGTGCCGGACTGTGTATATCTCAGCTCCGGGTCTACCGTGAGCCTGCCTGTCAAGATTACCACGTTCATTGCGTCACCTCCCACGGCAGCTCCCGGCGCATATCCTCGCCCATGATGGGGAGGAGGCTGTCTTTCATAAAGACCGCCGCGTGTGTGAGGCCTGCCGCCTCGCAGATGTTGTCCACCCATTCCCTCCGGGGCGTGACCTTACCCTTGCGGTTGCCCGTTTCCGCTCCGAGGATAATGAGTTTCGCTCCGCCGAAGCTCCCAATACCTGCGTCCAGCGGCTCCAACAGCGGCTCAATGCTGAGAAATGTGTTGTACGTCACCCCCGGCGTGAATGCCGTGTCCCCGGCCTTTGTGACCGTCGTCCCATACCAGAAGTTCGGGCACTCTCTCCTTGTCGGGAGCTTTCCGGCGTTCGCCAGCCTCGCGTACCGATGTGGGGCCTTGGTGAGGAACAGATAGCGGTGCTGCGGGGCCTTTTTGCAGGCCGCGAAAACCTCCTCAATCCAGCTATCCGGCACCCAGTCCCCAAAAAGGTCTGCCATGCTGCACACGAATATGGTCTGCGGCTCCTTTACGCGCTCCGGCTCCACCAGTCGGAACGGCAGGAAAGTCGGCTCGAAGATATAGGGGTACGGGTTCCCCTTGATTTTGTTCTCTAAGCAGTGGATGCCCCCGTGCGCCTCCGGGTAGCCGCTGCGGTCTGGCAGCCTCGTCCCAAACCTCGTCGCCACTCTCCGGGCGTAGCAGTATTCGCAACCGTGCCTGCACCCCGTTACCGGGTTCCACGTCGCGTCGCACCACTCGATTTTGCTTTTATTCATGCCGTCTGCCTCCTCTCTCCCCGGAGCTTTCGCTCCGGGGATTTCTTTGATTTTCGATTAGATGTCAAAGCCCGGCGCGAAGCCCAGCGAACGGTACGCGTAGTAGTAGTCGTTGCTGCCGCCCGTGCCCACACCGCGGAAGATGTTCGTGCTCGTCGCGCACACGGAGCGAAGCCACCAAGGATACGTCCCCTCCTCGCCGCACTCTTTCACGCGCTCCCGCTCACGGCGGAAGATGGCGAGCTGGAAGCTGTCGTCGATGTCTTTCCAGTACCCGTCCTCCGACGGCCCGAACACGTCCGTTGCGCTGGGGAGCCAGAGCGGGTCTGCGTACTCTACGCGCTCCCCGTCGATTTCCTCGGCGAGGGTGCGGGGCTTGATGATTTTGCGCCACTCTTTCGGCAGGTGCGGGTAGATGTCCTCAAGGACGTGCTTACGGCCCTTGCTCTTGTAGTAGCCGCCCTCATTGGTCGCCTCCTCGTTCATCTGGCCCTGCCCGATGCAGTCCTTGAACATGAAACGGGCACTGTCGTCCTCCACATAGGCGCATACCACGGTCGTCAGCTCGCCCGTGTCGAGGATAATGTCGATTTCTCCGTAGGTCTGGATTACCTGCCGCAGGAACTTGTCCTCGATGGCCGCCGCCAGCACCTCCGGGGTGACGGCTCCGTGGACGACGTTGCGGAGGTTGAGGAACACGGGGCCGTCCGTCTGCTCCGGGCGTTCGGTGTCCTCCTCGCTGTACTGGCAACCGTGCCCCGCCTCGCCGTTCATTCTGTCGAGGATGGCCGTTACCAGCCCGTCGTTGATGTAGTCCGCCCCGGTGATTTCCACGAATGTTTCGTTGCTGTTGCCGAAGCCGGACGCGCTCTTTTTGATGATGATGTCTGCCACTGTGATTACCTCCTGTATTGTTTGTTTTAAGTCGCGGACTGTGCTGCTCCCGCTCCGGCTCCCGGCGCGGCCTCCTGCAGCTTTCCGAGGCGTTCCGCCAGTCTGTTGAGCTTGAAGTCGATTTCCCTCTGTACCGCGCCGTCCCGGTCGAAGATGATAACGAGCTGGGCCAGCATGATGAATACGTCGGCAATCTCCTCGCGGATGTTCTCCTCTGCCGCGCTGCCCTCCGCCTTGCCGTAGGCCCTGCGGTACTTGAGGATGGCCTTTGTCAGCTCGCTCATTTCCTCGATTGCCATGTCGGTCTGCGCCAGCGTTCCCCATGTGTCGATGGCCCGTTGCAGCACCTCCGGGTGCTTGATGGCCGGGACGCCGCTGTTGATGTACTCTCTCAGCCACTCCCGCACCTCCGTCATGCCCCAAAGGGCCGTGTAGAGGATGGAGCATACCCCCTCAAGGTCGTCCGTGCCGTAATACCCTGCGTCAAGGAGCACGTCGTCGAATGTGTCGTCGTTGGCAATGGCCTCCGCCTCCTCCGCCCCGATGTGCTTTCGGTAAATCTCCCGGATAAGGTTTCTGGCCGAGATTTCCCGGTCGTAGTCCCTATACCACGCCTCTCCGTCTTTGACGAACACCTGATTGTGGGCCAGCTCGTACATATTCATGTCCGAAACGTCGTCGCATATCTTCCTGTTTTCCATGCCTCTCCTCCTCAGTCCGTGATGGTGACGTAGGTGTCGCCGCGCTTATTCAGTGCGAGGTCAACCGGGCTGCCGCAATGCAGGCAGGGGTAATCGAATACCTCGCTGTCGATGTTGGTCTTGTAGGTGAACGAGCTGCCGCACTTCCCGCATTTCAGATGGGCGCACTTGAGGCCCCGCAGTTTCGTGACGGCTCCGCAGTCGCAGCGGTGCTCGCTGATGGGGTGTTTCGCGCAGAAGCCCTTTACCTTTCCGCAGTTCTCGCACTTGAGCAGCAGGAAGCCCTTGTACTCCTCCGGCTCTGCCGGGGGAGGGGCCGTTGCCTTTCCCGCGCTCTCGCGCTTGAAATCCCCGAAAAGCCTCTCTACGCGGCTCTGCGGCTTATTTATAGGGGCCGGGGCTTTACGCGGCTCCTGCGCCACAGGAGGAGGCAGGGGAGGGGTTTCCGGCACGGGTTTCTGCCCGGCTGCGTACTGGAACGCCATCTGCATCAGCTCCGCCGCCTTTTCCTGCGCCATGTCGAAGTTCATTTCCCCGAACGGGGTCTTGATTATTACCTGCATCGTGTACTCTCCTTTTGGTATTCCAAGGCTCCGGGTGAGAGCCTTGTCGATGTTCTTCATTTCCTCGTCCGTGACGTGGCCCATCCTCCGGGCGAGCCTGCTCTTGCATACCGTCACGATTTGTTCGCATAGTGCTGTGGATGGCCGCTCTGCGGAGCCGATATAGACGTGCGTGGGTAGACCGCCTTTCCTCCGGGTGGTGAGGTATACCAGCTCCACGACTGGCGCGAACCTGTTCCCCGTGTCATTGCTGACGATTACTGCCGGGCGGTCTGCGTCCTGCTCGCTGCCCGTCGCCATGCCGCCGACGACGAAATAGATGTCGCCCCGCCGCACGTCCTCCCTCATGCGCTGGCCTCCTCCGCCTCCCGCAGCGCATCGGCCAGCTTTTGCAGCATCTTGTCGATGTCCTCCGCATCGTGTACCAGCTCGCGGGTGCCGGGTACTCCGCTCACCCCGTTCTTTCTGGCCTCTATCCACATTTCGATGTGCTCGTCCGGGTCGAAGTCCGCCGCGTACTCCGCAACTGCCCTTGGGAAGTCCTCGACCTCCACGCACATGAGGAAGTCCTCCCCGGCGGGGGAATAGGTTTCCAGCTCCACTCTGCCGTCGCCCGTGTAGCTGCTCACCTGCCAGTCGAGCTTTTCCAGCACGTCTATGTACTTCTGGTCGAGCTTCTGCTCTCCCTTTGCTGCCAGCTCCGCCTGACCTTCCGCCTGCTCCATCATTTCCACTATCTCATCCGGGGTGTGCTCTGTCCCGAACGGTATCTCAAGGCACAGCCTGCAAGGGTAGTACCCCTCCTCGTCCGGCTCCTCTCCGTATCTGTTCCCGGCCTGCGGCCCGTGCTGGAAGCCGACGTAGAACTCCAGCTTTTGCGTATCGAGGTTGAAAATGTAGGCGTACTCGCAGAATAGAGAGTCTTTGATGAAATTGATGCCGTCCGCCATATAGGTCGTCCGCCCGGCGGCTGCGTTCTTTTTGTACTCCTCAAGCTCGCCCTGCAGGTTGCGGAGGAGGCAGTACCAGTCCGCCGTGCTCTGCTCGCTCACCGAGCCGTTGTAATACCCCGCGTCCACGCACTCCTTGACCTGCTCCGGCGTGGGCGGCACGTTCTTATCGACGAGTATGATGCTCTCGTAGACCTTTTCCATCAGCTCCGGCGTGGTAAATACCAGCAGCTCCGCTGCATTTCTGCCGAGGTAGTCTGGGTAGCTGTCGAAGTGATTGTAGGTTGCCTTGTCGATGCCGTCTTTTCTGAACCCATAAAGTCCTCTGGTGCCCATTTAATTGCCCTCCTTATTCCGGCTCCGGCAGGCCGATGTAGACGATGATGGCCTCCGTCCAAGGAAGTTTCTTATATGCCTCCTCGACTTCCGCCTCGGTCGCATCCTCGTACCAGTCTTGTCCGCCTACCGTGTGATTGAGTACGTCCTCCATGTCGTCGCTGTCGTCCTCCCGGAAATAGATGCGCTCGTCGCCGATAACATAGGCTCCAAGCTCCGCCATTCCCCAGCCGCCTCTCCAATAGGCGCAGCAGTCGTCGCATACGATTTCGCTGTAAACCATCGGCACGACGGGCAGCTCCGGGTGCTCCTGCATAAGCCGGAACAGCTCCTCCCGGTTTTTCTTCTCCTGTTCGCTCATGGCTGTGTGTCCTCCTTACCTCGAATGTCCTCCCACGCCATCGTCATAACCTCGCTGACCTCCCGCAGGCGGCTGATGATGGCGACGATTTTGGTGTCGTCGAAGCCCTTGGGGGTGAGCGCCGCCGCCAGTGCGTCGGTGTTGTAGTTGGTGGTGACGATAGTAGGTTTCATGTCCTCGTATCTGTCGTTCAGAATGGAGTAGAGGGTGCTCATGCTCCAATCGCTGCATTGTTCCTTGCCGAGGTCGTCGATTATCAGCAGGTCTACTCGCTTATAAATGTCGAGCACCGCCGCCTCGTTCACTCTGCTGTCGTCGAACGTCCTCTTGATGTCCATAAGCAGGTCGCTGGCCGTCTTGCAGATTACCGGGATGCCCTGCCCTATAAGCTGCAGCGCAATGGCCGCCGCAAGGTGCGTCTTTCCCGTTCCGTTGGTGCCCTCTATGTAGAGGCCGTCGCCTCTGGCCTTGTGCAAGGGAAAGTTATCCGCGTATTCTTTGGCTATGGCGTAGCACTTTTTCCGGCCCGGCGTGTCGGTGCGGAAGTTGGGGAATGTCCGCTGCCGGAAGCGTTTTTTGATGCCGCTCTGACCGAGGAGCCGGGCGATACGGTTTCGCATCTGCCTGTTTCGCTCTGCCTCCTCCTCCGCCCGGATGCGCTCCTCCTCTTTGCGGTCGTATTCCTCCCAATAGGCTTTCGCCTGCTCGCAGTTGCATCTGCGGGGCTGGCCGTGCCAAAACATGACCTCATTCCCGAACACGATGCCCTCCGCCGGAAGCTCCGCCCCGCAGAACTGACACTTGCCCGGAGGAGGCGGCTCGTTCCGCCAGCGCAGTCCCCGTGCCTTTGCCTCCTGCAGTGTCACGATGCATTCATCCTTTGAAGCCTCCCGACGGTTTGAAGCCTCCGGGGTTTGTGCCTGCTGGCCGCCCAGTACCTCTCCTATCCGCGTCAAATCCGCCATATCCGTGTCCTCCCTCCTGTGTGTACTCGCTTTCGTATCCCTTGGCATTCAGCCACGTCGCCGGGTTGGGAATGTATTGCCGCTCCCGGAAACGGTTGTCGTACCTCTTTGCGTTCTCGATGGCCTGCAGCACTTTCTGGACGAACGCCTCGTCCGGCTCCGGGTCGATTTTGGCCCATGCCTTTTCCGCCGCTGCCGGGTCTACCTTTTTCGGGTAGGCCGCGTAGAATTGCTCGAACAGCTCCCGCTGTTTTGCGCTCAGTATGCTCGCCCGGCGCGGTCTGCCGCGCTTTTTGGGCTGCTCCGGGGCCGGGGCCTGCTCCGGGGCTTTCTCCTGTTTGGGCGGCTTCTCCGGCTCCGGCTCGCTGCCGGGCCTGCGCGGGGCCGATACCGTGCGCTTGGAGTAAACGTCCTGCAGGTTGTCCACGAGGCTTTGGCACCAGATGATTTTGCCCTCCCGCCATAGCTCCGTGTCGATGTTCCCCCGGAGGGCGAGCATATCCAGTATCTCGTCCGCCTGCTCCTCCGTGACCTTGGTGAGGGCCACGAGGTACATCTTGTCCGCAGGCTGCGAGCAGTCGTAGTAGTGCCCCTCGCTCCGCCCCAGCAGCTCCAACAGCTTAAACCAAAAGGCGTAACCGTCATTGCCCCAATTCTGCTCCAAAATGAACTTTGTCCGGCTGTCTGTGCTGACGAAGTGAGGGAAGTAGTCTACTGTCTGTTTTCTCGGTCGTCCCAACGACTACACCTCCTCTTTCTGTGCCTATCCGGGGATTTTCTCCCCGGATAGGCTCGGTAATTATTCGTAAATGACCTTGCTGCCCTCCGGCGTTTTCACCACGTCCACGCTCTGCGGGAAGCGCGATTTCATGGCCGGGTCGTGAGTGATAGCCATGACCTTGAGGTCGCTGTACCGCTGCTGGATGGCTTCCAGCGCGTCGCAGTACGCCTGTACGCCGGGGGCGTCGAGGAATGGAGGCTCGTCGATAAACAGGAAGCCAAGCTGTACCCCCGCCTTGCTGCTCTTGATTTCCGATAGGGCGAGGATTACGGAGAGGGCCGCCTTGACGCGCTCGCCTCCGCTCCGGCTCATGTACGGGAGCCGCCCGGTGTCGCTGTCGTTGATGATGATGTCGAGGGTCGTGACCTCTTTCTTGCTGTTGCTCTTGAGCACTTTTTCAGTGACGAACTCCACGCTCATTTTTCCGCCGGACATCTGGCCGAGGATGTTGGTCGCGGTCGCCTCAAATACCGGGATGATGCTGCGGATGATGTTGTGGGGGATGCCGTCCTGCGAAAACGCCTTTTTCAGCTCCTCGTAGCCTGCGGCCTTGCCTGCCAGCGCGTTCATCTGCTCCTGCAGCTCCGCCGCCGCCTCCCGGCTCTTTTCCGCCTGCTCCGCCTGCTTACGGAGGCCGCCCAGCGTCATGGCCGCTCTCCGGGCCTGCTCCTGCAGGTCGCGGATTTCGGCCTCCGCCGCGTCTACCTGCGCCTGCAGCTCCTCTCTGCCGACGGTCTTGCTGCGCTCCTCCGCCAGCTCCGCCTGCGTGTCCGCGATTTCAGCGTCCACGGCCTCGATTTCCCCGTCCACTTCCAGCAGCCGGGTCGCCGCTGCCGCCTTTTTCTCCCGTGCTACCGGGAGCTGCCTCTCTTTGTCCAGCCAGCTCCGGGCCTGCGCGAGGGCCGTCTGCAACGCGGAGTAGGCTCCCAAGTCCCCGGCGAGCTGCTGCATCTGCTGCTCCACCTCCGCGAGGGCGGCCCTGCCGCGCTCTGCGGTCGCCTCTGCGTCCGCAATGGAGCCGTCCAGCTCTTTGGCCCTCTCGGTATAGGCTTCCAGCTCCGCCCTCTGCGCCGCGAGATTGCGGTATTCCTTTTCCGCTGCCTCAAAGGAGCGGAGAGAGGCCCTGAGAGCGTCGATTTCCTCCGGGTGGTATAAGCACCCGTCCAATGCCTCTTGCGCCAGCAGGACGGCATCTGAGGCAGCCCTGCGCCTATCCGCATAGCTTTCGTTCTCCTCGTCCAGCGCGGCCCGTGCCTGCGGCAGCTCCTCCTGCGCCTTGAGCGCGTCCCGGAGGAATGTGCAGCTCACCTCGCCGCTCGCGCCCTCGATGAACGGGCACTCACTGTCGGCCAGCAGCTCCACCTTGTCCTCAAGCTGGACGACGCGGCTGTGAAGTCGCTCCGCCTGCTTTTCGTGTTCCCGGTTGAGCGCCAGAAGTGCCTCCGCCGCCTCCTGCGCCGCTGCCTTTTTCTGCTCCCATTCCGGCCTGATGGCTTCCAGTTCCTCTATCCGGGCCGCCGTTGCCGTATATTCCTCGTGCCTCTGCGCCAGCTCCTCCGCACGGGCGAGGGCGGCCTGCAGCGGCTCAATCTTTGCCAGCGTGATGGCGACCTTTTTCTTCCGCATTTCGTCCGCCGAGTTGACCGCGAGGACGAGCGCGTCCTGCACCTGCTTTTTCCGGGCGGCAAGGCCGTCGTACTCCGCCTTGCTTTTAATCAGCTCTTTCTCCCGGTCGAGCAGCCTGTTATACTCCGCCACTCCCGCCATGATTTCCGGCTCCGCCGCGAGGATGGTGTCCGCCGCCGTAATGAGGCCCACCTGCGTCGTTTTCAACTGCTCTTTGGTCGCCCTCGTCGCCGTGAGGGTGGAGAGCTTGCTGTTGAGCTTTAGCACTCGCCCCGCCGCCTCAAGCTGCATATTCAGCTTGACCTTGAGGCTGTCCACGGCTGCGGCCTTGTCCTGCGCCGCCTGCTCCAATCCCTTGCGCCGGGCCTCTGCGTCCTCGATTTGGGCGGCCAGCTCTGCGCCGTCCGGCAGTCCCGCGAGGATGGTGTCCGCCCGGTCTGCGAGGGAGCGGATGGTGCGGTTGGTGTCGGTGGCCCTGTCTGCCGCCAGCTCCTCCATGTTCTCGTAAATCCCAAGACCGAGGATGCTACCGAGGATGCTCATTCTGGCCTCTTTGTCCGCCTGCAGGAACAGCCCGTACTGGTCTTGCATGATAAGGGCGCAGGCCTTGAGCGTCAGGCTGTCGATGCCGAGGATGTTGATGATTTCCTGCTGCGTGTCGCGGAACTTTTCCTTGCTGCGGTCAGTCCATTCGCCGTCCACCAGCTCCGCGATATTCAGCGTCGCCTTGCCGCTCTTTGCGCGGGTGCGCGTCACGCGGTAGGTGCGCTCGCCCAGTCTGAATGTGAACTTGATGGCTCCGCTCCGGGCCTCCGGGTCATTGCAAATCCAGCCCGTCAGCTCGCCCTCTCGCGGCTCCTCGTAGAGGCAGTCCAGCATAGCGTCCATAAACAGGCTGCTCTTGCCTACGCCGTTCTGCCCGTTTATGGTGCAGAAGCGGATGCCGTCGTAGCTGAAATGCTCCTCCCGGTAGTTGCGGTAATTCTTGACCTCAATCTCCATCGGGACGAACAGCCCGGTATGGCGTTCCTGCGTGGCCTTTTCGGTGGCCTCTGCGATAAGGGGCCGGGCCAGTTCCACCAGCTCGCCGATGCGCTCCGGGGCGAAGTCCTTTTCCGCGAGGTAGCTGCCGAGGTTGTCCTCCGGGGTGCCCTCTGCGTCCATGCTCTTGCGGTCAACTGTGATGCTGATTTTCTGCGGGGTGATTTCCTGTACCCAAAAGGCCCCGCCGTTGCTGTAGAGCCAGTTTTCCAGCACCGCGTGATTGAACGCCTTGTTATGCTCGTCCGTGCAGTCGTAGAGGACGCGGATTACCTTGCCCGTTGTCGCTTCTACGGGCGGCAGTACGCTGTCGTCCCCGTCGTTGATGGCCTGTACCTCCTCGTCCGTCAGCCGGATGGTGAGGTACTGCCGTGTGGGAAGCTCGTGGAACTCCGACCTCACCATCCGGGTGTCCTCCACGATGTCGTGTATCCAGTAGCCCCGCTCCTGCCCCTCGTCGTTGAAGTTGAGGGCGGAAATGGCTCCGCAGTAGTAGGCGTTTCTGCATCCGTCGAGCTTCTGCGGCCTGTGGATGTGGCCGAAGCACACGAGGTCAAAGTCCGCCGCCTGCAGCGTGGAGGGGTAGACGACTGGCTCGAACTGGCTGAAAAATGCCGTCTGGCCGCTCTCCATGTTGCACCCGGTCACGGTGAAGTGTGATACCAGCACCGTGGGGCTGCCTGCGTCGCACTGCGCCTTGAGGCCCATAATCATGTCCTCGATGGCGCGGGTAAATACCTCATTCTCCTCCTCCTTGGAGAGGCCGGGGTGCTGCGCCCGGTAGTACCCTCGGTCAAAACCGGGGAGGCAGGCGATTTGGATGTAGCTGCCGCTGTGGTCGCTCTTGGTGTAGTAGCCTCCCACTTTCGGCTCCGTCACGATGAACACGTTACGGTCGCCCTCGAACGCTGTCTTGAGCATTTCAAACTGCTGCTCACTGTCGTGATTTGGGGTTCCCCGCATCACCACGACCGGGCAAACTTCCGACAGCTCCCGGAGGAACTTCACCGCCGTCTGCTGCTCCTTGAGGCCCCGGTCGCTCCATACCCTCGCCTGATGGAAGATGTCCCCGGCGATTACCGCTATGTCGGGCCGCTGCTCTCTGGCCCCGGCTACAAGCGCGTCGAGGCAGTTGCAGATGTCGCGGTATCTGGCGTTCTCCCCGTTTTTCTCCGGGCCGGGGAAGCTCCCGATGTGGAGGTCGCCCGTATGTAATACTCGGATGCTCATTACTGCCCACCTCCCAGCTTCCTCTGGCAGCTCATGCAGAGCGTCCGTCCAAACTGCTCATTGCTGTACCGCACCACGCCGCTGCTGCATTTCGCGCCGCACTCGGTGCAAATCGTCGGGTCAAAGTCCGGCGCGGCCTCCGCCGCTTCCTGCGCCCTGCGCTGCGCCTCTCGCGGGTGCTCCTGCGGGGCCTCCTCATAGGCCCTGTTCTCCGGCTGCGTGATGGGCTGGCCGGGTGTTTCGTACTCCATGCCCTCCTCCACGTCGTCCTCCACGAAGATGGCGCGACGGTCGCCGGAGGAGTGTCTGCCGTAAAGCTCCTGCGCAGATGTGAAGAAATGTCGCACTGCCTCCGCCTTGACCGCCTCATTGTCGAGGTTTGGAACGAGGTAGGCTACGACGAACGGCTTTTTCAGCTCGTCCAGCGTGTAGGTGCCCTTGATGTGCATGGCCGCTCTCAAGGCCCTGTTGATGGCTTTCGTTTCGCACATTTCCGAACGGAACTTCAAGAACTCTTTGCGCTGGGCCTCGCTCATGCCGTCCGTAACGTCGGCCACGATGATTTCTTTGTGGGCGACTATCTCGATGTTTTCCCCCGTGAGCTGCGGGACGGAAATCCGGGCCTCGAACTTCACGTCTTTGTTCGGGCAGGCCCCGCAGTTGACCGGGCGGCCAATGCCCCGGTTGACCTCCGCGCATTTCTGGCAGGTGGAGGGGACGATAGGCCGGGTTCCGAGTATCTTGATGCCTGCGGCTCGCATCAGCTTGTTGAGGCCCTTTTTGGTGAGGGCGTATTTTGCCGGGGAGCCGGGCCGCGTCTTGCCGTCCCGTCCCGTCCAAGGCTCTTTCGCTTTCTCCTGCTCGTAGATTTCCCCGTCGTTGAGGTTGGTGGAAATCTGCACCACGTTCATCACGGGCTTATGGATGTCCGCGATTTCCGCGACGGTCTGCATCGGCACCAGCAGGTTGTATTTCGCTTCCGGGAACTGTGCCGTGATGGTGAGGGCGTTCCCTCCGCTGTTGTTCGCCGGGACTAAGTTATTTGTCATTCTAAAAACCTCCTATTGCATTCTCGCTGTGTCTGTGATACAATGGGGGTGCTGATAGGGATGGCGCACGTTTTCCGACGTGTGCTGTCCTTTTTTTATCCCCTCCTGCATCAGGTCGTAGTGCTGCCGGGTGAACTCTGAGAGCCGCCTTGCGCTTACCGTTTCCGCGATAAGCTGGGCCAGATAGAACGGCTCCCGCCGTGCTCCGCCCAAGTCGCCCTCTCTCTCGATGATGTACGCGAGCTTTCTCTCTGCGTAGGCTCTTGCATCATCCCATTCTGACTGCCGGATGCCCGTTCCGAGGTATCTCTCCGCTTGCTGGCGTAGTTTTTCCTCCGTTGTCCTCACCCCCTTTCGGGGTGCCCGTCCGGGCCTCCGCCTGCCGCCCTGCGTCCGCGCAGTCGCACCGCTCGCCAAAATCGAGGTGCGCCCCGCAGACCGGGCAAGTGTTGTACTTCATCTGCCTCTCCTCCTCCCGAAAATCCTGTCGCATACCCGCCTGTGGATTAGTGTGTACCCTACGCAGAAAACCGCCGCCACCGCCATCCACTCGCCGCCCAGCGCGTAGTAGCCGCGCACCGCGTATGCCGTCGGCACCAGCACTACCGCCAGCACCGCTGCCGGGGTCGCCGCCAGAAGCAGCTCGTAAAGGATTACCAGCCCCCACGCGCAGATGCGCTCGAACTTCCGCCTGCGCCGGGCCGCTCTCTTTTCCGCCGTCTGTCTGGCCGCGCCCTGCACTGTCATTGCCGTCATGCTTTCACCCCTTTCTCACCGTAAGCTCTGCGGCCTCCTGCTGGATGCTCCGGCTGTAGTTGGTGCTGAACACTCCGTCCTCCCAAAGCAGCTCCGCTCCGTACTCACCGCAGTTGTAGGCCATCAGCGCGAGGCCGATGTCGTCGTACTTGTGGTAAAGGCCCTGCAGTATGTAGATGCCGCTCAGTATGTTCTGCTGGCCGTCCAGCATATCCGTCACTCCCAGCTCCTCCCGGAGCCAATCGTGATTGTAGGCGTTGATTTGCATATAGCCGTAGTCGTTAGTCTGGCTCACCACCGTTTCCCGGTAGCTGCTCTCGTGGCCTATCATTGCCACGATGATGTCGTAGTACGGGAAGTCGTATTCCTCGCAAAGGTCTTGCGCGTACTCCTGCAGGCCGTCGTCCAGCGGCACGTCGTAGTAAGTGTAGGCTTTCTCCGGCTCCGCCGTGGCCGGGGCCGCCATCTGCTCGGCCTCCACGACCGTCGCCTCCGTGACCGGGGCCTGCGCTTGGAGCTTGTCCGTCACGCTGGGCGGCTCCTCCGGCTGCATCGTGATAGGCGGCAGGAATGCCGGGGCCTGCGCCGCCCTGCTTTCCAACGTGCCTATCGCCGCCAGCGTGAATATCACCGCCACCGCCATGCTAACGATAATCGGCGGGTATCGGCGCATCTTTCTCTCGTCCATAGTTCCCGGTCGAAGCTGCTGCGTTGAACTGTCGCTGTGCCTGCGTCGCTATGCGCTGTAGTATCCGCTCCACCTCGCAGGCCGTCTTGCGGCAGTAGTTGTCAGCTATCCGTATCCGGGTATTGCCAATGCTGAACTCGCTGACAACATTCGCCCCGACCATTTTGCACCTCCTTACTCGAATTTACCCAGCCTCGCCGCCCTCTCAAGGGCCGCGAGGTTTTCGTCTGCCCTCCGGCGGAACTCAAGCAGTTTCGCCCGTATCTCCGGGACTGCCGCCTGCTCCTCCTCGGTGAGCTTCCCATCCTCCATCAGCGCGGAGAGCTGCCGGATGGTCTGCTCCATTTCTCCGCTGACGTTCAGCAGACGTATGAGCGCCCTCTCCGCTGGCATTTCGGGTATCTCCCGGCAGTCCTTTCCCAGCGGGCACTCGTTCACGCAGTACCACGTCCGCAGCTCCGGCTCCGCGTATGCGTCCGCCATCAGCGCGACGACTATGTTGGGCGGCCTCGTTATGTCCAGCTCGTATTTCTTGAGGCTGTCCTCGGTCACGCCGGGCAGGAAGTCTACCGCCCCCGCCCTTGTCAAGAGCTTTTCGTTGTACTTTGCCGCCCTCATTCGTGCCTCGTAGTACCTGTTGCCGCAGGCTTTTGTAGCTTGCTTTGGCATTTATCTTCACCTCCCTTTGGGGTAGAATAATGGCAGGTTGAGGCGAGAGGGGTTTGACGCCGTTCGCGGCCCTCGCCCGGCTCCCTGCGTCCGCTTTGCCCTGTTTTGGGGCAATTTGCCGTAAAAAAATATTTACTTCTGCAAGGGCATGGTATTGTCGAATATGTCGTCGCCGTAATAGCTCAGTACCCGCTTGATGCGAAGCGCCAGCCGCAGTGATGGCTGCTTATCTCCTGTTTCGACCTGCGCGTAATGGCTCCGGCTTACGCCGACCGCCGCGCTCATTGTCTGCTGGGTGTAGCCGTGCGCCTCGCGGAGCTTCTGCAACTTGGCTCTCATGTCCTCTCTCTCCTTTCTCTCTGATGTCCTGTTTTGGGCCTCTGAGATAGATTATAGTCCCCATTTGGGGCAAAGTCAACCACTTTCTAAAAAATTTTTTGAGGCCGTCCGCTCTTTTGCCGCTTTTTGGGGCAATCACTACACAAAACGGGGCAAAAGAGCTATAATAAAATCTATGCGGAGGTGCTGTTATGCAAAAGTTTTCTGACCGCCTTATCTCCCTGCGTAAGGAACGCGGTATGACGCAGGAGGAGCTGGCAAAGGCTATCAACAAGAAGCGTTCCACCCTCTCCGGGTACGAAACAGAGGGTAAAGAGCCTGACCTTGAGTTGGTCTGCTTTCTCGCCAAGTATTTCGGGGTTTCCACCGACTACCTGCTGGGCTACTCCGACGAGCGCAACCACGTTGAGCAGGTGTTCTTCAACGATACCGTCAATTTCGAGCGGCACTTCAAGGCCCTCCCCGCCGAGCTGCGTCCTGTCGTCGCCCAGTGCTTTGATAGCTTCTACCTGCTGCTGGGCCGTGATATTCAGCTCGCCCGGCCCGAACGCCTGCGGGTCTACCAAGAACTGCTCCATACGCTGCAGTCCCTCCGGGCTGATATTCGCAAGGCCATCGAAGCCTCCGGCGGTGCTGTCGCTGACCCCGTAGCCCTGTCTGACCTCATGGCTATGCAGAGCCAGCTCAAGAACGCCGTTTCCGCCCTGTTGGATAAACTGATGCAGGCGGATATGGAGGTCGCATTTAACGTCAAGAGAGGCGGAGGAGCCGCATCATCAAGCGTGTCGGGAATGTGATTTTCGTGGATTTCCGCCCCTCCTCGTGAGGGGCGTTTCCCGTTTCCGCTCCGTAATGCCCTCTGGCGGCCCCTGCGCGCCCGTGAGCGCGTTTTCCGGGCTGGGGTGTATAAATCCTTACCCGGCGCGTTCGACGCTCTGCGGGGCGTTTCTGGGCCTCTCCGTGGCCGTCTGCCGCAATCCGGGGCAAACGTGAGCGGCCTGTCTGTCAAAGTGGAGGTGATAACTCATGCAATACTGCCTGTACCTGCGGAAGTCCCGCGCCGACCTTGAGGCCGAGGCCCACGGTGAGGGTGAAACGCTGGCCCGGCACGAAAAGCTCCTCCTTGAGCTTGCCAAACGCTCCCACCTCAACGTGACGCAGATATACCGCGAGGTCGTTTCCGGCGAAACGATTGCCGCCCGGCCCGTCATGCAGCAGCTCCTGCAGGAGGTCGAGCGCGGCCTCTGGGAGGGTGTCCTCGTCGTCGAGGTCGAGCGTTTGGCCCGTGGCGATACCATCGACCAAGGTATCATGGCGCAGGCGTTCAAGTTCTCCGGGACGAAAATCATCACCCCGCTCAAGGTCTATGACCCTACCAACGAGTACGACGAGGAGTATTTCGAGTTTGGCCTGTTCATGTCCCGGCGCGAGTATAAGACCATCAACCGCCGCTTGCAGCGCGGTCGCCTTGCCTCTGCCAAAGAGGGGAAATGGGTGTCCGGGGTGGCCCCCTACGGCTACGAGCGCATCCGGGTGCCGAACGATAAGGGTTGGACGCTGCGCCCGGTGGAGGCCGAGGCCGATATAGTCCGCTTCATCTTCCGGCTCTATACCTCCGGGGAGGAGGCCGAGGACGGCACCGTGAAGCGCATCGGCTCATACTCTCTGGCCCTCCGGCTCGACCGTATGGGCGTGGCCCCGCCGGGCGGTGCTCCCTGCTGGAATAGCTCTACCATCCAAGCTATCCTGCAAAATCCCACCTACATCGGGAAAGTCCGTTGGAATGTCCATAAGACCAAAAAGCGGCTTATCAACAACACCGTGCAGGTCGAGCACTACGTCGCCCCGCCGGAGGAGCAGGTCTTGGTAGATGGCCTGCATCCCGCCATTGTGGACGAGGCCATCTTTCTGGCCGCTCAAGACCTCTTTGCTCAAAAAGGCCCTCCGCCCGTCCAGACGGCCAACGTCGTCACCAATCCGCTGGCCGGGGTGCTCGTCTGCGGCCTCTGCGGTCGCCACATCGTCCTCCGGCCCAATGCCTACGGCGGCCTGCTCGTCTGCCCCAACCGGGTCTGCCAGTGCGTCGGCTCCAAGTACGCCGTCGTCGAGGAGCGGCTGCTGCAGTCCCTTGAGCAATGGCTCGACGGCTACCGCCTCTCTTGGTCTGACCGCCCTCCGGCGGAGGAACAGGCCCTCTTAGACCTCAAGGCGAAGTCTGTCCAAAAGGCCAAGAACGACCTCGAAACGCTCCGGCGGCAGCTCTCCCGCACCCACGACCTCTTGGAGCAGGGTGTCTACGATACCGACACGTTCCTTTCCCGCTCCCGTGACCTCACCGCTCGCATCACCGCCGCCGAGGAAAACCTCGCGGCCCTCTCTGCGGAGCTGGCCGAGGACGAGGAACGCGCCGCCAGCCGGGTGAACATCATCCCAAAGGTGGAGCGGCTGCTCGAAGTCTATGCCGCGCTGCCCTCCGCGCAGGCCAAGAACGAAATGCTCAAGGAAGTCGTCGAAAAGGCCGAGTATACGAAGCTCTCCCGGTGTGGAAAAAATGGCCCGTTCGATAATTTCGAGCTGTTGGTATTTCCGAAGCTGCCGCCTAAAATCGGTTGAAATATTTTGAGCCGTCCCGTATTTCGGGGCGGCTCTTTCTTTGTGATAACCTTGCGCGTGTTACTTG